GTCGAGCACCATGAGATTGTCTATAAGGATATCGAGCTTTATAAGGTAAATATTTCCAAAGATGTTCACCGCAACAAATAATTTCAGAATCAAAGTCAAAAGATACTTTATAAAGTTGTTTATATCCTTGAGGATAAACACCAATAACATCAGTTAAAGAACCATCACCAGCAATAACAATCTCGCCTAACTGAATATCTTCAATATTTTTCCATCCAGCTGGAGTAGCAATTTTAGTTCCGTGTTTAAGAGCTTTTCCAATCCTATTCGCAGCCATAATACAGCGCTCAGAAAAAGTTTTTCCGAGTTCAAAAAACTGCAAATGTTTTGCGTATTTATCTCTGGAAAGCGGGCCGGTTGATGGATAATACGCATCAATACGATTATGTAGCAGGCGTATATTCTTCTCCTTTAGGAGTTTAAGATATTGTTCCTTATGCTCCCGAGAAGCTAAATTAATATTTTGATTAGTTAGGTTCATTTTTTGATATTATTAAATGGATCGAATTCAGTATTATTTAGAGTTTCTTTAATTTCTTCTGATAGCTCAGGTTTAGGTACAACTAAAGGTTCAGGTTCAGGGTCATAATCAGACCGAGGAATTAATTCAATGCCTCCTTCTCCATCAGCTGTTTCCTTACTATCTGTTTCAGCAAGCCCGCCAAACTGTGTCTTGCTAATTGATCCTTGCAAAGCAGTGATTTCAGCATCAATTTCTTCATCAGACTTAGTTTGAAAAACCATGTCGATGTTAAGTTTGTCTGGAGCTTTAAAACCAGACCTGTCAAGAACATCTTTGGCAGCGTTAAGTTGAACAGATGCAGGAGCTTTCTGCTCGGGATCAAGCAATCGTCCGAGAGTTGTTAAAGCATTTTTGTTCATTGAAATAAGTTCTTTTCTTACATCGATCGTAGCTTCTGTTATCTTGTCATTTAATCCATTCAAGTAAGCTTTGCCTAAAGGTGAATTTAAAACCTGAGAAATTGTTATTGTCGAGACGCCAATACGTTCAGCTATCTCAGGCGCCTTGAATCCGTTAAAAGACATCTGGATTATGTTTCTGTGATGGGCTTTAAGTTCTTTAAGCATGGCTTGCCCTTATTCGCTATAAGTCTTCCTGTAAGTTATTTAAGCGAGTCCTGTAATCGCTTATTTCGGTTTTTGATAGTCCTCGTGACAGATGAGCCAAGGTCACTATACGTTTGCTTCTTTTCTGGTGTTGGTGCTGGTGCTGGTTCTTGCGCTTTGATTTCTGGCCCAGCTTTTAATGCCTTCTGCATCTCTTGATGATATTTGTTCATTATATCCTCCAAAGTGATTTATGGTTATTAATCTTTTCATTGCTTCTTCAGATAGTGATTATTTTGACCTATTGTACTATAGTCTAATGGGAGATGTCAAGGGAAAAATTAGTATTTTTAATGTTTTTTTCACTGGAAAAAGTGCCTTTTGGAGTATTTAAAATCTCCCCTTGGCTATATATCCAGTAAAGTTGGCTAACCATTTAGCGTTGATAACCTGGTAAATGCTGCCAAAGTTAACGCAGCTAAAATCGTTCCCTGACTTCGTCAGTGTGTTCATTTATGAACAGCCAGCTTTGCCATTCTAACTCTTTGACTGCTTCAACTCGTTGCCTGTTTCAACTTGTTGGTTTTTTAACTTTTGGGTGTTGAGTCAAGTAGACGCTTAAAATTGCTGGGACTCGTAGAGATATATAGAAAGACTAATGCTCTATTTAAAATCGAGGCAACGACTTGCTTAAAGTTTCAATCAATCTAAAATTGTTCCCGTCAACAAGTTGACAGCTCAACAAGTTAATACCAATAGACTGGCATGATTATTGCAATTGGGAATTATACAGACTGGCATAGGTATTGCATGTGCAGTCTGGCACAATGTTTGCATACCATTGAACTGGCATAGTTGTTGCATAGGTGACCTGGCATGGAAGTTGCATATCAACAAGTTGGCATGGGTATTGCAATGGGTAGGTATGGCACGAGGTTTGCATATCAATATTTTTGAGCCTTTTAAACGATTAGCTGACCGTTTGGCACGCCTTTTGCAATTCCTTATTATATAGGGCGTTTTGGGTTTTGACAGCTCGACAAGATATAAAAACGTTTAAAAAGGATAGTGATTTTAATAGGTTATAAAATACTTTCAGAAAAGTGAAAAAAAGACTTGACAAACCGGTTTGGGGTAATTATGATTAGAGCCAAATAAAACGGTGAACGGTTCTAACGGGCAGTAAGACCAAACTTTTTAAAATGAGAGGAGTAGCATCATGGCAAAATCGATTTATGACATCCTGGCGGACTTGGAAACAGAGACAAGTGTACCAGAACATGGAATGGTAGCGCATACCTTTCCACGTGACCTGTTGCCGACCGCGGAGGAGTTTGAAAACGGGGAGGAATTGCTCAATTGGGCCGAGGGTTTGGACGTTGTCCATGCCTGCCTGCAAAAAGGCGTGCAAAAATTCTTGATTGATCTGCGGGCAACTTTCAAAGCGGTCAAAAAAGATGAAACATGGACCTTTGAAAAAGGTCAGAAAGCGGTCGATGATGCGGTCTGGAACGTCACTAACCGGCCATCAGTCAATGATAAGGAAGCTGTCAAAAAGAAAACGATTTTCGATGCAAACTTGGCAATAGCCAAAGCCATGACCGCGACAAAGGGAATCAGTGAGAAAATGATCATTGATACTCTGACCACATCTTGCGGAGCTGAAATGGCGCAGGAAATTGTTGATTCAATCAAGTAAGTAACTTTTAACCATAGGTCCGGTTTGCTTGCATAGGAATCGGACCTTTCTTTTGGATTTAATTCCTCTTGCCGGTTATGCCGGTCTACCGATCCTACCCGCCAAACCGTTTTAAGCCGCCAAACCGCCACGACAAGCGACAATTCCTATCTACCCTAACCGACCTATGAACCAAACCGGGAAACAGCCTGTATGGCTGTGTTTTGGGGTGATTTAATGGTGATCGATGTAAACAGTATACAATAACCATAGTGCTGTTCGAAAGACAGACACCTAAAATTAGAGGGGAGGTTAATGGGTATAGGGATGTAATTGGTATAGGTATAGAGGGTAGGGTGGGGTGGGGGTCAGTCTTTCTTCTTAGAATTTTTTTTTTATGAATCCTCATTCATTTTTTGAACTGGGGAGGGCGCCACCCAATACCGGACCCCAACTCTCGATTACTAACTCACCCCAATTTGAACCCTTTGTAATATGAGCACAGACACCCCCCCAAAGAGGTGTGGTTATTGTATACTGTTTACATCGATCACCATTTTCTTGCCCACCAACCCATTGATAAATCAACCAACCAGCAGTTTGGGCTGGCAAGCCAGGTTGGTATTTCAACCAGTGGGTCAGCAAGCCGATGTTAGGCTGGCAAGCCAGTCAGCCACACCAACCAGCTGGCATGTTCCAACTTTTGGCACATTTCAGCCAGCCAAGCCAGGCTCAAAAGTGGATCGGCAAGCCGATGTTAAAAGCTAAATCAGTTGGTACGAGCAAACCATTTTGCGTCAGCAAGCCAGTAGGCATCAGCCAAACAGTTAGACAGGGCTGAAAAAGTTGTTGACAGTCACGGTTGGATGTGTTATTGTTTACACGTACACTAAATATTAACCCATTACATGAAAGGATCAGTTATGAAAAATTTTAATCTTGATGCAATGACAGCAGTTTTTAAAGCGGCGATTGAGGAGATTAAAACAGTAGTTAAGAGCTTGCCGACAGAGGAAGCAAGAGAATATGTCGTTTTTATATTAATCCTTATGGGCTGGAACCAGCAGGAAATGGGTTATATCATTCAAAAAGACGAAACGTTAAGATTGCTTTTTTCAGTTAATTTACAGTAAATTGGTTTAATGGTGATTTTATTAATCAGTTAATTAAGGTTAAAGGTAAGAATGAAGCTAAAGTAATCTGTAAAAACCATTTGCTTCCTAATAGCTTTAAAATAGCTCTTAACTGGTTTAATAGATATGAGAGATATTCGAAAGAAACTTGGGAAAAAATCTTCAAATAAAAAGGCCAATATGAACCTCTTAACCATTATTTATTCCGAACAGATTGAATACTTGGAACCATTCAAAGCCAAAGCAACTCATTGGTTGCCAGAAATTTGGAAAGACCCACCAAAAGAATATCAACCTACCGATGTAATCTGCACTACCAAGCAATCATACCTTGAGCTTGTAAAGACTCTCATTCAGGCAGGCAACATAAACCATTCAGAAGTCATTTATATTGTGAGCGATTCAACAGGGGCAGTTGCCTACACTTTTGATAAGGCAGGCAACTTTAATAACTTTTTCAAAATATGAAAGGAGCAACCATGTATGTAGATCCAAATTTTAAAACCAAAAAGGCATTCAAAGAAGCAATATCAGCAGGTCAAAAAGTATCAGTATTCAGTCCTGGCATGTTTCCTGCCAAAACTGATGGTACTGAAACTATTGAAGGGCCACATTATCCAAAACCACACACCTGGTATGCACAAGTACAAGTTAAAAATGGTTATGTGACTAAAGTTAGTTGATTATTTACCCTGCCGATCATGGATCAGAGGAGTGAACAAACGTGCGCCCATTTAATTTGATTCACGGATTGATCGGCAGGCATGAGTAATCAACCGTTAACCTATAACAAAAAAGGAGTATGAGCCATGAACATTTTGAAGCAAGTATTACTTAATAAGGGATTTAAACAATCAGACAATTCAAAACTTAAAAATATTAATAGCTTTGCGCAATGCAACTGCGGGCGTATTCTTAATTCTAAAGGTTTGTGTCCATTTTGTCATAGCACTTTCATAGCAACAACTACCAAAAACTTTAAACTACGAAAGAAAGGAGCATAAATTATGATCGCTAAAAACATCTTTACAGAAGAAGTTATCAGAGATCTGGACCCGTCCGATAATGAAAGTATTTACTACTCGATGGACAAAAGAGACTGGGAATTTTATGAAAAGTTTAGTCCAGAAGATGGTTTTTCAACAAATCCGATTGCGATCCTCTTTATAGATCGGAAAAAAAGATACATTTTCAGTCTTGCTAATTTGATATATGTTTATGTCAGTACGGCTGGCCATCTGATTAGATCTTATTAAAAGGAATAAACCATGACCATGCAAGAAATGCAAAATTGGATAGAACAAAAAACTGATCAATATATCGCAATTTGGAACAATCAGAGCGATGTAAAAGTCACCAATATTACAAGTCAATTCAATCTAAAAGGCTGTACGGCAGGCTATTTCTGCGCCAAGCCGGGCGGCAATTATTTTAGGTGGAACCTTTCATTGGCATTAGAAAACCAGTCCGAGTATCAACAAACTGTCGGCCATGAAGTGGCGCATTTAATTACCCGCACTCTGGATAAAGTCAACAATCGAAAAAGCAATCCACATGGCTGGCTCTGGAAAAGTGTTATGCATTCACTTGGGCTGGCTTCAAAAAGGACACATAGTTACAAAACAGAAAAGGCCAGAAAGGTCAAGCATCACATATCTTGGAATTGTCCATCTTGTGGAAGATCAGCCAAATTTACAATGACCAAATATCGAAACATGCTCAAAAGTATGGTTTCATCTTCAGGCAGAACTACTTACCGATGTGATTGTGGCCAATATGTGAATGTTCTTAATGATTGTAAACCTGACATAGAGATATAAAGGCGGAGAATGATATGTTAAAAACTGATAAAGAACAGGAAATCTTGGAGCTTCAAGCAAAGAAAGAACTTTTAACTCCTGGACTCAAAGAAGCATTTGAAAACAAAACCAATGCATACAGAGCTTATATGGAATTAAACTTCAAATGGATGCGCCTAAGGGATGAGTTTGAAGCTTTTGATCGGGAAGAAAAACTAATCTTTTTTAGCATTCCAAAGAATAAAACCAAGCCAACTAAGAAAATGCCTAAAGATTATGCTAAAGAAGCGCAAGAGAATGCAAAGAAAACTGCCATGAAAGCCTTGGAAAGTTTACCAGCCGAACTTCGGGAACAAATTTTAAAGCAATTTAAATAAAGGAGAATTATAAATATGAAACGAGCTCTTTGCACTAATTGTAAATTTAAAACTACTGATAAATGTTGGCCAGGCCCAGTAATGCTTTGTGGACATCCTTATTTTAAAAAAGCTGTCACTTATGAAGATGCAATTATTAAATGGATAACTATGGATAATGGCGATAAAGAGGCTGTTTCGGATAAGTGTCCATGGCCAGAAAGTGAATGTGTAAAAACTTCTAACAATTCGATTTCTTTGCCACCTATCCAAATAACAGAAAAGGCAAGTAAAATGTTATTAAAATCTTTAGAAAATTTGCCAGCCGAAGTTCGGCAACAGATATTGAATCAATGGAATGCATGATTCTTTATATATTTATAAAAGATAAGGAAAGGAGGTAGAAAATGAAAAAGATTAGAAAAAAGGATATTGAAAGATGGTTGAAGAGATCTAATGAAAAGGCAAAAATGGTTTGTCCAAGAGAAGCAGTTATACCTTGTGAGTTTTGCGAGCGACTGTTTCCAAAGATAGTAAAGACTTTTACGTGCCCTTGCGACACATACAAACTCTCTTACGTCCGTTCACGCGCCCAGAGATACCTTAATGGAAATCTTCAACACTTGTTTGACGGTAGAACATAGGGAAAGGAAAAGAGTTATGCTTACTGGTAATTTAGACCTACCAAACACTGATGGAGTTGAAATTAAAGAAGGTATTATATTAATTGGGCAGCCTACTCCAAGACCTGATTTAGGACCTACATCAATGATATGTTTAGCTAATATATTTGGTAATTTAGCATTAGTAGAATTAAAATTATCATTTAAATTAACAGATTAGCAGGAGGTGACATTATGACAACTATACTCGGACATAATATTAGGCTCATCAGGCCAGTATTGCAACACCAATGTAAGGTTTATAAAAATGAAAAGCCAAAAATCAAATACAATTATCGCGCCAAGGTTATTAAAGCCAACACTGGCAAAGTCATTACTGTTTGTGTCAGGCTAATTAATGGTGGTATTCGGTCGATGGCAGTACCAGCCACTCATTTCCAGGTATGTGAGCAAATGGTTGGTGATATTAATAAGGTAGTTGCCGTAGGTTGGCAGCTTGATAATGGGAACTTTATTTGGAGATAATCATTTAAAAAAGGAGGCAACAATCATGATTAGCAAAAGAAAACTTATTAAATGGCGTAAAGAAGCATTGATAAATCAAAATGACCAAAAACAATTAAGTGAAGATTGTGGAATGCCTGTAGTAAATTCAAGTCAAAATAGGTATGTTAAAATGGTACTTGAACTAACCCAGGAATTAATTGATCAGCAGCTTTTAAATGAAAAATCTTAAATAAGGAGAAATAATTATGCCGACAAATAAAGAAATATCAACCAGCTTTGAGTTCAGAGTCATGTGTAGAAAAGCAGACATCAAGCCCACCAAACGCCAAGCATCGAAATTCAAAATGGGTAAAGGTTTTCTATATTTAACTAACGTAAAAAAGGTGAAAAATCTGTACTTGCCTAAAGAATGTAGATTTGCATAACCAAGTCTGGCCGTTCATAAATGAACAGCCTTAACAGGCAATTTGTCAATTAGAGGTAATATCATGAGAAAAGTAATTCAACATTTTATGAATTCTCAACATATTTATTGCCGACTAATTAATTTAGGCTTTTCAAAGAAACATGCAAGGAAACTTGCAATGGTTTATGAGCTTTGCTTGCACAAATTTATTTATCAATTTTAAAGGAGGTATACAATGAAAACTGATTATCCAGAACTTGAGGGAAAAGAAATTACTTTTGCTAATGGTTCTCATACAATAAAAGGAAAAGTTTCCGGTTGTAATTATTATATAGGAATTTCCATTGAAAATAAAGATAAATATTTACTTTGTCATAATGGAAAATCATCACCATTATATAAGAAATTTAAAAACCCAATGCCACGACATAAATATAGAAAAATATTCCATTTAATTGTCAAACAAATTCAAAAAGGCCATATAGATGCAATAGAATTAGTAAGTATTCTGGATCAAGCTGGCTTTTCAAGCAATAAAGGACCAACAGCAAATAATTGTCCTTTTGCACAATAAGGAGACGCTCAATGGGAAATCCAATAGTTAATTTCAGATTATCAAAATACCAACTTGCTCGCGGACTACAAATTATTCGTAACCTGGAACCTGATTACCAACTTACGAGTATTAGTAAAATTGTGAAGGTTATTTACCTTGATTACCTGGCAAAAATGTCAATAAACAAACAGGATAATGTGCCACAATACTTTATTGATGAAATTGAAAGTTTGCTTTATAAGCCAAAAAAGGTTATCAATAACTTGAAAGAATTTCAACAAGAAATAATAATCAACCAGTCAGATGAAGAATCAATTAAAAGTAATGTAGAAGATTTCAGGCCACCAAAAGATTGGCGAGCCTAAAAATGTATTATCTTAGAATGTTTATTCGTATAATATTTTGGTTTCCAATAATGGCTTTATTAATACTATTCTTATTGTTAATGCAATTATTTAGGAAAAAACTTATGTCCGGAATATGTTCAGCCTGTAAAAAACCCTGCGAAGTAATAATCACTGATAATGGCATAGGTCATTATGAATATTGGGGCGCACCAGGTGTAGATACACAACTTGAAGCTGTTTCAGCCTGCTGTAATGCTCCAGCTTATTATAAAGACCCTAAAAATTTTATAACCGTCAAAGATATAAAGGAAGAACAATATGACAGATCTTGAGGATAAAAATGACTTGCAAAATGCTATTAATATGGTAGAAGATCTTGTTGTTGAACTTAAAAATGATATCTTAACTTTGGTAGGCCGCTTATATGATGAAGATGAAAACACTTTTGCGCCAGAAACAAGAGAAGTAATGAATAAATGGAAACCTGTTTTTAAAAATAAATATCTAAAAAACTCAGCTGGAGGAAAATAATATGAGGCATTTTCTTAATTTTTTTGTATTATTACCAATAAAACTTATATTAATTATGCCTATAGGTATAATATTACTTTTTTTATCGCTACTTGGTTATGAAAAACTTGCGGATTGTTTAAATAGTTTTTTACTTGATTGGCATTTTTAATTTAAAAAAAGAAAGGGAAAATAAAATGGCGACAACAATAATATCTTTTCGAATTAAACCTGAAGAATTGGCTAAGGCTTTAGAAGGACTAATTGAAACTGGTGTTGATCCTACCAGTTTAACAACCATTTCAGGTATTGCAAGAACAACTTTTTATCATGGTATAATATCTTTATGCAAAAGCCCAGCTGAGCCTGCCAGCCAGAAAACAATGCAAACAATTAACCAGCTTCTTAATCAGGGAAATCGAACTAAAAATATTAGTATTAAAAACCTTTTGAAAGGAGCAAACTAATGACTATAAACAAGCCAGAAATGTTACGTGATGCATTTTATTATCTTAATAAAGATAGTGCAACTTCTTCAGAACAAGCTCGTGGAGTTTTAGTTGGTTTAGTTTCAGCTTTTATGTCTCAAGGAAAACATTTCAGTGAAGTAGTAAAATTATTTAAGTTATATTTACCAAAAGATGAAGATATTAATAAAGAAGCTATTCCCGAATCTTGGAAAGAATGTTTTTTAAAGAAAGGAGCTTAAATGGAAGAAATAGAAGCAGCAGAAATAGCCTTTCGTATTTTCGATAAGATTAAAAATTATTTTTGGGTAGTTGCATATCCTAATAAAGTAGCCTATGGTCCTGCTTGGGCATTTGGTCCTGACAGACCTCCAAAACCAGGACCAAATTCTCCTATATCTTGGAGACGACCAACTTTTGAAGATTTAATACAGAGAATATTACTTTTTGAAAATGATGAGGAGTCAACATGATCAAATACAAAGGAAAAACTCTGACCGCCGAACAAGAGGCGCATATCAATACCATAATAAATTCTGATAACGATTATGCAGTCCAGGCACCTCCAGGAAGTGGTAAAACATTTCTACTCCTTGCCTTGGCAAGAAAAATGTCTGGATATGGTTTATCAATTTCATTTAACAAAGCTCTGGCAATTGAAGCCAGTAAAAAGTTTTGCAAAACAGTAACATGTAAAACTGGACATGCTCTCGCTTATGGAGCTGTTGGCTACAAATATCGAGAGCGCCTCCGCAAATTGACTGGTAAACATTTATCAGAAATTGAAGATATTGGTGACTGGCAACTTTATAACAGTCCATCAAACAAGGGCTATCTTATTCTAAATACAATTCGTAAATACTGCTATTCATCAGACAGGAATATTACCAAGCACCATCTGCCAAAACTATCAATCTTGTATGAATCAGATATCGAAACCATGCAAGATGATTTGATCAATTATTCCAAACGGATTTTTAGAAAAATGGTTGACCTGGATAGCGATCTGCCTATCACTCATGATATATATCTTAAAATCTGGGCATTAGCTAACCCAATAATTAAAAAAGACTTTATATTTTTTGATGAATATCAAGACAGTAATCCAGTTATTGCTCAAGTAATCAAAAATCAAACCTGCCAGAAGATTTTTGTTGGTGATCAATTCCAACAAATCTATAGTTGGCGCGGCGCAGTCAATGCGTTACAAGACGAAACTTTAAAAATGCTTCATATTACGAAATCTTTCCGCTTTGGTGATGCTATTGCTGATGTTGCTAACAAAATCATTACAAATTACTACCCTCATGGTTTTGATTACATTGATTTTCATGGAAATGAAGCTGTTGAATCTACAGTTTTATATGAGTCCAAAGAGCCTGACTGTATAATCTGTAGAACAAACAAAGGAGTTATTTCTGAAACCATTAGAATGCTGGATCAAGATTATAGTATCCACATTCTTGGTGGAACACAACAAATCACTTATCTTATAAATGGTATTCAGCAATTAAAAACAAAAGGATATTCAAATCATCCAGAACTTTTCTTATTTAAGGGCTATAACGATCTTAAAGAATATGCTCAATCTCCAATGGGTGGCGATCTTAAGCCTATTTTGAAACTTATTGATACATATACCAGGGAAAAGTTACTTAACATTTTGGAATCAACATCTAATACGCCAGAAGAAGCTGATGTAACTATTACAACTACACATAAGGCCAAAGGATTAGAATGGCCAACAGTCAGGCTTGCTAATGATTTTAAATATCCAAAAGATAATACTATTCCAACAACAGAAGAAACCAACATTCTTTATGTAGCTGCTTCACGAGCATTGCATCATCTCGATTTATCTGATTGTAATGCATGCCAGCCCTCAATGATGCAGCGTGCGCATGATTTGAATAAGGAAAAGTTTTTGATTGATCAAACTTTAAAAAGTGTGTGAAAAAGATTGCCAAAAAAGGAAAAAAATGCGTTTTTTTGGTTGACAACCCGGATATTTTTTGGTAAAATATTTTTTTTACCGGATTGTGCCGGAAACTCAACGGGCATCTTGCCCATAACCTCTAACAAAGGAGAAAGAATTATGCCAATGATCAAAGTAGTAAGCAATGCAGCATCACGAGAAGTTAGTGTAACCGAACCTGATGTTCTCGGTCTCAGTGTGTTGGCCGAACTTGCAGAGGCCCAGGGCGAGGATTTGTGTGTAAACCAGATTCGGAATCAGAACAAAGTGTCTTTCAGGGCTGTCATTCGGCGGAAACTTGAAGAAAAAGATGACAATGATGATTTTGTCAATTCAGATGAAGCTATTTCAGAAGAAGATTATTCTGACTGGAAATCCACTCTTCGAGTAACCAAGACTCCCGAGGAAAAAGCCATGGAAGCACTTGGAAACTTGCCGCCGGAAGTTCGGGAAGCTGTCCTGGCCAATTTTCAAGCTTAATCTCGGTTCTTAAATATGAGGCAGGCAATATGATGCATGTGTTGCCTGCTTCATAAACATTGAAAGGATTTCTAAATGGATTACAAGAAAAAGATTGATTATTCTTCATTATCAACCTACCTTGAATGTCCCAGAGAATTTTTATTCCAATATGTAATGCATCTTCGTCCAGCCGGGCAATCAATACATCTTGTTTTCGGTGCCTGCTGGCATTATGGTCTTGAGATTACTTATCTTCTTTTAATGGAAAATCCCAAAATGACTTCAGTAGATTGTACAGTAACCTCTATAAAAGCTTTCAATGCTTTATGGAAACTTGATGGTACTCCTTTCTGGAAAAATGAAGATTTAATTTTTCCTAAATCTCCCGGACATGCAGCAAACATGTATAAAGCCTATTGGGATCGCTTTCTCAAACTCGATACTCAACAACGTGAAATTATTGCGGTTGAAGCACCTTTTATTATTGATCTTAGTATTTATGAATCAAACCTTCCAAACTATGTTGGCAGATTAGACCTAATCCTATCTGATAATACTGGCATTGAAATTATTGACCATAAGACAGCTAAATCCTTATATAAAACTACACCACAATCTTATGAGATGTCATATCAAACTGATGGTTATCTAACTGCTGGCCGCATTTACTATGATAAAATTCCATCAATTACTTATCGTCTTGCTTTGTGTCAAAAATCCAAGATTGACTTTCCTCCTATTACAATTAACAAACGCTCGGCAGCAATTGATAATTTCTTATCTGACCTAATTCATTATAGCAAAGAAATTCAACATAATATCGAATTATTAGATGCCGACAAAGTTGAATGTACCAAAAGAGTTGATATTCCTAAATCATTTATTAAAAGTCCAGGCTATGCCTGCACAACTTTTAGTAGTACTTGTGCATATTATGATCTTTGTAGATTAAGAAATAATCCATTGCTTTGGTTACAAAAAGCCCCGCAGGGATTCCATTTTGATGAATGGGACCCAGTAATGCATAATGAAAATATGAGAAAACGTCTAATGGAGGCAGCATAATGACAACAACACCACCAGGAAATAAAACCAAACTCGCAGCCAGGAAGCGAAAGTTTGATCTTAAATTCTTGTTAACTGGCAATTCTGGAAGTGGTAAAACTCATTTTACAGGTACTTATATTGATGGTCCTATTCATTATTACAACCTTGATAAAGGTGGAGAAAAAACAATCGAGAAGATTATGGGAAATCGAACTGACATAACAATCGATAATTTCTCTCCAAATGAAATACAGTTTTCTGATTTTTGGAGACAATATCAAGAGGATGAAAAGAATGGATTGTTTGACTGGTTACTTGAAAATTCTGGCCTGCTTGTTTTAGACTCTTTAACTAATGCAAACAAAAAAGCCATTACTGAAATTACTAAAAAATCAGGTGTAACTCCTTCTGGTATCGGCAAGAAGCTCGATATGAAACTTGGTATGGCTATTGCGCACTGGGGACAACTTCTTAATTGGATGACAACATTAACATCTTCCATGCAAGAATTACCTTGTGCAGTAGCTATTACAGTTCACCTTCATGTCCTGATGAACAAGGAGCAAGAAGTTGTTGCTCGCTATCCAGCTGTTAATGGTCAGTTCAGGCAGTTACTTGCTACTGATTTTGATGAAGCATATCTGCTAACCTCTAAAGGATCTAAGCGACGAATTTATTTTACAGAAAAATTATCTTTTGAAGCCAAGTCCAGGGTGTTTGATATGGATAAGATTGAAGACATAACTATGTCTGATCTTGCCAGAGCATATTTGGCTGGAAAGACTGTTATTAATCCAATTAAGAAAGGAGTCTAATATGACAACAAAACTCCAAATTCTTACTCGAAAAAGAAATTTTGCTAAAATGAGACTTAGAGGGATGATTGTTACAGCCAAAAAAATGTCAAAATCTCAAGAACTCACTGGTAATGAAGCTAATGAATTATTAAAAGTTATTAAAATTCTTAGCAACATTGAAAAGAGTTGGGATGGTTCATGGAAATTCTTAAAAGCAATGGTTAAATCAAAAAGTTAGTTTAAGAAAGGATGTATTATTATGGGTGATGAGGAAATCATTTGGGTAGATAAAAAATTTGCATCAAGATGGAAAAAACTTATTACCGAAAAAGCAACAAGGGATAAGCATTCTGAAGTGTTTGATGATTATATCAAAAAGCTTGATGTTGATATAAGAACTGATTTTCGATTAACGTTAGAAGGTTTAGAAGAAGATGCAGCTATGTTCACAGGATTAATGCTTAAAGTAAAACAAACATTTGAGAAAGCAAAGAATGCACATTTGGAATCTTCATATGATTTATGGGAAAATTTTGAGAAAGAAATACCAAATGTAGCTACTAAAGTTGAATCACTTATTAAGGTTTTAAAACCTCTTGAATCTCAATTATCTAAAATAGAGTCTTTAATGCTTAAGATAAATATCCGATCTATGGATCAGTTGTCTGAATCATTGGAAATATTATCTAATGCATATGGTAAGAATAAAGAAATGATTGAATTCTTGGTAAAACATTTCACTGTTGACGAACCAGTTTCTTAATTAACTATATTAACCGGACAACAAACATCTTGTTGTTCATTTCATCAACCTCAAACAAAAGGAGAAAACATTATGGGACTTATTCCAAACTTGTCAGACATTCCTGACAAAACACCCGTAGAATCTGGTGAGTATGATCTCAGGATCACAAAAGCCAAAGAAACAAAATCTAAAAACACTGGCAGATATGGCTGCCAAATCATTGCTCAAATAGATGGTGAGGATAATGCATCTGATGTATTTCACACTCTCTGGTATGGAAATTTTAAAGATTTTCAGGGTGATGATGAGGAGAAGAATAACCTCATGTGGCGTATGGTTAAAGATTTTCTGCGCGCTCTCGGTCTTGATCCTGATGGAGAGACTGATGAATCTGATCTGGTCGGTCTTGAATTTACCGCTGAACTCGGGTATAATGACGGTATGGATACTGATGATGATGGCAATCCGATTAAACTCGGCAACCCGAGAAATGAGATTCTCAGGGTAGTGTAATAAAAAATGTTCATTTAGTCAAAGGAGGATCATATGCTTACATATTGTAGGCGCACCGTGATGGTGGCCGGTGTTAAAAAAGTTGTTTTACTAACCAGAATTATCTGGACTCACAGCAATATATTTATTGCTGAAAACCCTTATAAGGGGCTAAGAGGTACTGGCAACCCACCTCTATAAATAATGGGTTGCCTATATTAACAAACAATTACAAACATAACTAATTGCCGTTCATAAATGAACACCAAGTAAAGGAATTTTAAATGATTATATATCTTGATCTCGATGGAGTTATTATAAATTGGGTTGAAGGCGTATGTGATTGGTTCAACATTCCATATGAGCCTGAAAAAGTTACTTCATGGGATGCAATGCCAGAACTTACAAATACTAAATCTAAAGAATTCTGGGAAAGTCTTAAAACTCCTAATTTTTGGGAAAATTTAAAACCATACCCATATGCAGATTCTTTCATAAAACAACTTAAAGAACTTGGAACTGTTATTTTAATGAGCAGCCCTGCGTATGGTTGTGCTGGTTATCGACAGAATTGGATTCAAAGTTATATACCTGACTTCTTTTATGTAGGCCACTATATTTTAACTCCAGTCAAATGGGCATGTGCTCATGAAGATACAGTATTAATTGATGATAGTGATAAAAACTGTTTAGATTTTTCTGAATTTGGCAATACAATAATTTATCCACAACCATGGAATTTAGATAGATATTTATTTTCAGATAATACCAAAATAAAAGAAAAGAATGATTATATAATTAATAAAGTAAAAAAGCTAATTAACTTGGCTGCTTAATCAAATGACAATAAAAGAATTCATAATATTTGCAATAGTATGCATCTTTTTTATTCTTGATATGTATTTAGCTGTAGAGCATCAATATTCAATGATGGCTAATTTTATAGATTGGCTTGGAGATACATTTTACAATCCAAATTTAAGTAGGCTACCATAATGACTAAAGAAAAACTAATTCAAGAAATTAGCGAAGCTAATGCTGCCTATGCAGCTGGCATACCATTCATAACTGATGTAGAATATGACCAGCTTTGGCAACAACTTCATTCTATTGATCCAACAAGTCCAATTCTATACCATACAACACAAAACACCTATACAGGTGGTGATCTAATTAATCATAAATATCCCATCTATGGGACAAATAAAGCATTTAATATGGAGGATCTTAAACCATTTCTTATACGCTTTGGTAATCAAAATCTTGTAATTGAACCCAAATATGATGGTTGCGCTGCTGTAATAACTCAGAGCCAGACTGGAATAATTATAACTCTTGAAGGTAATGGAAAGTCTGGTAGTGATATAACTCATTTAATACCATATATTGAATATCCATTTCCTTTAAGGCATTTTCAAGCAGTAGAAATTTTAATTCCATATAAAGATTGGAATCCTGATTTTGGCAAGAATCCAAGAAACACTGTTGCAGGCTGGCTTGCTAGGAAATATGAAAAGCCACCTATTAAAATGACAGCCATACCACATAATTTTGGTAATCTAAGTATACCATATCAATATGATGGCGATCTTGAAAATTTTGGGGAACTTTTACTGGAAATATTTTCTAAATGGTTAAAGTTTTATCCAATGGATGGCCTCATGATTAAGGTTGCTAATGAAAAGTCACGATTAGTTGCCAGTAATAATGGTCAAGTTAATAATTGGTCAATAGCTTGGAAGCCGCCTATCCAGACTAAAGAAACAACTGTAACCAATATTGAATGGAATGTCAGCCGAAAAGGTAGAATTATTCCAACAGTTGTTTATGAACCACTTGAGCTTTGCGGTACTACTAATAGCAGAGTTACAGGAAATAATGCTCAATGGATAAAGAATAAACAAATCACAATAGGCTCTAAAATCTTGGTTGGCAAGGCTGGAGAGATAATCCCTAAGATTTTAGAAGTAGAAAATAGCCATTTAAAAACAGACCAAAAACAGCCCGAAAAAACGTCAAATATGCCCCCTGACAGCCACGACACGGGCACAAAAAACGAAACAGGTACTGGCACACACCAAAAAGTAAAAAGCCCGTTACGGGCCGATTTTGACCCTATACTAACGAATTGTCCAAAATGTAAAGCGCCTCTTACCTGGGAAGGTGTGCATTTAATTTGTACTGGTCCAAGATGCATAACACAACTTGCTAATGCTGTAACATATTTTTATTCCCATAAAGGAATTTTCATTGATGGTCTTGGTCCAGCTCTTTCAGAAAAACTTTTATACAATGAAAAACTTTTTGAAGTTCTTTCAAATAAACTTTGGGCTTTACTTGATATTAACATTTATAATATTTCTACAGAAGTATTTTCTGTTTTTGGTGAAAAGCTTTTTATGAATATAATGACACAACTTACCAAAACAACTAACAAACACACAATGGCACATTTTATTGCTGGTCTTGGATTACCAGGATTAGGCTATAAAACTACTTTACGATTATGTCAATATATTAAGTCTGGCAAATTAACAGTGCCAGTATCAAAACAAGCAATGAAAAGCTTTTCTGCTGGCATTTTAACTTTTAATTTCGCTACCAAAGAAATGAAAAACTTTCAGTTTGCTCCAATTCCTGAAAGAGCAAAAGCAATATATTGTATTACAGGTACTTTATTACAATCAAGAGAAGAAATGATTAAATTCTTTTCTGAGTATCATTATGAATTTTCTGATAACGTAACTCGAATAACTAATTATTTAATTGTTGGAGAAAATCCAGGCAAAGTAAAAATAAATTATGCCGAAAGATATAATATTCCACAAGTAACCGAAGAGCAATTCATTAAACTTTTAACTAAGGAGAATTAATAAAATGACAACTAATTGTGAGTCCAAAGTAACTGCGAATGTAGATTCTGATGTTTACATTACAGTATCAAATAATTTCCATTATGGCCAGCGAACAATTTTTTTTAGAAAACTTTTTGAAGCTCTAAAAGAATTAGTTGAAGCTGACAAATGGAATGAAGTTACTGATTTTTTATATAAAGGATCTGATTTACTTCTTCCAGGACATAAAGACTAAAATTGCCCAAGTGGCGGAATAGGTAGACGCAAGGGACTTAAAATCCCTCGACCAAATTGGTTGTACGAGTTCGATTCTCGTCTTGGGCACCATTTAGGAGTTTATTATGCCTTTAATGAATAGAATATATTGTCAATCATTTCTGGAAATGTCTTACCCAGAGCAGGCAAAACTAATTGATAAGATCCGCTCAATTAGACTTGTATCTCTAAACGAAGTTAAAACAGCTTCTACAAGAGTTACAAAATCTGCCATGAAAAATATTGCTAAAAATAAAGGTAAGCGAAAAATGATGAAAGACCCAGCAAAAAAAGCTAAAGATGCTTTAGCAAAACTTTCACCAGAACAAATTGCTTTGATTGCTAAACAATTTAAAGGAGTCTAATGATGAAATTATTCCAAATCGAAGAAAGAGAAATAAAAGACATAATTATCAAAGATCGTACCAGAATCGACATTGGTGACATAGCCAGTTTAGCTGAAAACATCAGTATGGTAGGCCAACTTTCTCCAATTCTTATAGATTCAAATAACAACCTAATCGATGGTTTTCGTCGAATTCAAGCATTTAAAAAACTCAAAATAAATACAATTGAGATTAGAATTGTAGATGGCATTACAAAAGATGATCATTATTTAATAGAACTTCTTTCTAACATGGATGATAAAGAGTTTACTTGGTATGAAGATATTGAATTGAAATATAAGCTACATAACTATTGGAAAAATATTGCAAAAGAAAATAAAAAATCCTGGGGCTATCGTGAAACAGCTAAAAAACTTCATTGCAGTATCGGTGGCCTATCAACTGATCTTGCTTTTGCTGAAGCTTTAAAAATTTTCCCTGAGTTGAAAGAACAATCTACCAAAGGACGTGCCAAGGAAGCATATAAAGCACTTGGAAATCAGGCTGATGCTATACAAAGAATGGAAAATTTTACTGATGAAGAAAAAGAAAGATTAGCAAAACTTCAATCAGGTACTTTAGAGACAATAACTAAAAATACTGTTGGCAAAGAAACATTAGAAGAAACTGATAAAGCTCGTGAAAAAGTTGCTGATTTAGAGCCAGAAGAGTCTGATCAAACAAACAATTCAATTAAAGTAATTTATGTTGCAGAAAATTATAAAACATTTCTTGAAAAAATTCCAGATAATTCAGTTGGTGTAGTTGAACTTGATCCACCATATGCAATTGATTTTGAAAATACATACGGAAAGACTTCAAAAATTGAAAGTAAAGCTATAGATTGGACAGAAAAAGAACTTTATGAATTTTATTATAATTATCTTCCTTTAATTTATGAAAAAATGCTTGATGCAAGTTGGGTATTATGCTGGACTGGTAAAGAACACTTTAACCAAATCAACAAAATTGCAGTAGAGATTGGATTTGCTACTCAACTGCCTGGTTCTTGGTCTAAGCTTGGTGGAAGTACAAATCAGCCAAAGAAAAATATGATTAGTAATTGGGAAATGTTTTTGTTATTTAGAAAAGGCAATGCACAATTTAATACTCCAAGTTTACCAGCTTCTTTTGATTGTGCTACAGTTACGTCAAGTCAAAGAATTCATCAATGGGAAAAACCTATTGAAGTTTATGATAAGTTTCTTAAAGCAATAGGTAGGCCAGGTACAATATTTCTAAGTCCTTTTGCTGGAAGTGGAAACTGCTTAATTAGTGCTGCTAAAATAAAAATGTATCCAATTGGTTGTGATAAAATACAGAAATATATTCCTCAATTTTATCAAAATTTACAAAATTATTTTGGTGCAGGTACTAAGATAGATAAGGCATAATAATAAGAGAAAGGTTAGTGTGAGCAGTCTTAAGTTGCCAAAAGCGCCGACTGTTCACACTTCCAACCCTGAACTCAAGCGGATAGAGTAGGACTATACGTATGTAGATAAAAATTTATCCTACCGGGCGGGAGAAAGAAATGACTCGGACCGTCCCATGAAACACTTGAACGGACGAGATTATAGCCTCTCAGTGTTTGGGTTCAGAGTTGGGAATGGAAAGGAGGTGATAATATGCCGAAGAAAGACGGAACTGGACCACCTAAAGGAAGTGGTGGACCAAAAGATGGAAGCGGAAAAGGAAAAGGCCAGGCTCCTGGTAAGGGAACAGGTACAAAAAAAGGCGGGAAGAAGGGAAGTTGTTGATTTAACTATTTAACAATGCTGCCGGGTAATACCGGCAGTATAAAGGAATTATCATGACCAACTACGAAACGATATCATCAGGCATTTGTCCGAAATGTCAAGAGGCTCTGCGTGGATCTGAGCATTCAGAGAACAATGGTTTTAATTATTACTGTGATAAATGCTTCCTGAGATACATCTTTCAGGATGATATGGGGCCGGGGAGCTATACCACGAAGCCCATGACCGAGCAAACCGAGCAAGAGCGGCTTAACAGGCTGATGGCAGAGAAGGTGATGGGGTTTGTGGATGGTCCTGTAAAGGGGTGGTATTTCAAAAACCGCTATGATAGCGAGTTTATTAAGGCCTGGAACCCCTGGGGAGACATCGGGCAGGCGATGGAGTGCTTAATGGCCGCTAAGGGATATACAGGAGGTGTCTATCAAATTTCCGACGGAAGGTGGCTTGGATTCGTATCCCGGAGAAATGTTATTGCCGATATCAAGGCTATAGCCACCGAACCATCAACCGCAATCGTCAAGGCGCTCGAAGCGGCGGTGAAAGGGGGAGGGGGATGAAAACAATACTATTCACACCTGATAAGGTTTGTGAGGAATTGGCTGTAATTATACAATTAATGTCAGAGCTTCCAGAGAATATGCCAAATAGTAATTGGGGCAAGGAGCATCTACTGTTGGACCTTCCCTACAAATGGAAGCTTTCTTTCGGTGTATATATTGGAGATGTCTTAAGGGGGCTTATATTTGCCTCTAATAAGTTGGGGAAATACCATATCCATTATATAACCGTGGATAAAGGCATGAGGGGCGGCGGGGCTGGAAAGGCCATGATCAGGGAGGCCGGAAAACTTGCTATGTTGTATGGGTTAAGTGGCATTACATTGAAGGTATTTAAATTGAATCAGCCCGCTATTGAATTTTACCGGAGGCAGGGATTCCAAGAAAAGAGCGCATCGGATGATTACCTGCTATTTGAAAAACTATCAGAGAGGATATCATAAAAATAGGGGTTCAACTTTTTAAATGGTGAAAGGGGGAGGGGGATGAAAATCAAAAACTGGGAGTGCCCACACTGTAAAATGGATTCAGGGGCAATGATTGAAGATCACGACTGCTTTGACTGGCAAATGCACTCACCGAACACCATGAAGCAACTTTGGAGATGTGATAACTGTAATGGGTATTATTTCGTCTACTTTGAACTATCTTCAATAACGCCTCTCTGGGAGACAGAAAGAAAGGAGGCAAAATGAAAAAGCTATTACTCGCGGCAATCGCGCTGGCCCTGTTCGCAGGACCGGCATGGGCAGAACCCCGAATCGAGAACCGGAATGACTGCGTCCGAGCATGGGCGCTGCATGAGTACAAAGCGGATAACGATATTTTCACCCTGCCGCCCGGTTGCGAGAGACCGGAAGACCCGGAACCGGAGTGGGTATATCAGGCCGTCATAGACTACGTCCCAGCGGGATGTGAGTTTATCGAATGGCGGCAGATCGGCGGGAGGGCTGTGGCGATTGTGAAGTTTAGGCGGGAGGTGGAGTGATTATGGATATTACAAAATGCCCTGATTGCGGAGCAGAAATACAATATTACCACCATAAGAATCCTGCGGTTACAAGGTTAGTATGCAAAGAAAAATGCCAAGGGTGGAAAGTGTTGAAGGAGATTAATCGCCCAATGGCACCCATTAAAAACGGTAATTATTGGAACTGTCCGATATGCGGAGACAGTTACAAATATAAGGGTGGGGCTAATGGGTGTTGTTCCCGCCATGTTGAGGAGACCAAGCCATGACCTACAAAGCGATGTGCGACGACGAGAGGATTCAGGGATTGTGGGTTCCGAAGGTGGGGGACAGGGTAAACATGGGGATTCTCTTAAAAATAGACGATGTAGACCCGGCAGCCCAAATACAATGGTATTATACTACGACCGGTAGATATCAACGAGCAGCCCTCACATGGCTCCCCTCGTTAGAGGATATCGGGGAGTGGTTGGAAGGCTTTAGGTGGCAGTATAAGCATGTTGATATGGCTTGCGGAGATGCTCACTGGACATATGATTGGACAAACATAGAGGATGTTAAGTTATTTTCTGCCGACACCGAAGTCAAGGCCCGTCTTATGCTCTGGATGTGGGTTAAGCACGCCCTGACCTGGGCCGGGGAGTGGAAGCCTCATGGATTATTTTAGGAGGGAAAGAAATGGTAAAAAAATGGTTGTTTCAGGAAATCTGGATGAATAATCTAGCTCTTCTGCTTATTAAGGCCATTTCCTTAATATTTGGTTTTATTTTAGGCTTTGCATTTAGCCTTTATCCCTAACCGCACTACCAGGCTTTTGCCGAAAGGAGAAAAATGATCACCAATATATACATCAGGGAAGAAGTAGGCGACCGACAGGAAATCACATCGTCTATGATTGCACGGGCATACAGAAAAGCCTTAACGGAATCATGGGACAGTGAAAACAAACGGATGGCCCAAATACAGGGTCAGCTTGCTCAGGCGCGGGGTGTGGCTTATAGTAATTATGGCCTCTGCGCTAATAATATGCTTGGTTATCAACTTGGGAGCAGCTTGTTCGGCAGATGCCCATGCTGTGGCAAATAACCGCACTACCGGGCTTGCTGAAAGGAGAATGGAAATGCTTAATGATTTCAAATCAGGTCAAATAATGAACAATAAAAAAGAACCAATTCATTGTTGCCTACATAAAAATATTGTTCCTCTCGAATTTGGTTTTGCACGTAAGACTTGGCCTAATGGATATAAAGCTGAACCGAATTATAATTTTGCTACAAATCTAATTGGTGCAGATACTGTTAGAGTTAGGCTTTACTTTTGTCTTGATTGTAAATGTGAAATTAAAGCACCAAATCCAGGACAGTCTAAAAGGGATAGACTTTAGAAAGGAGTCAATTAATGCAAGGTAAACATTTTTCAGAAGAAATAAAAATGAAAATTTATAAAATTCGTATAAATGATAAACTAACATACAAAAAAATTGCTGAAAGGTTTAGTATAAATATAAACTCTATTGGTCCGATAGTTAGATCAGTACAAAAGAAACTTGAAAAATAAAGGATAGCTTATAATGCGTATTATTATTATTATATTATTAATCGTTATAAGTATTTCTATAAATACTCTTAATGATACTATTCATAAAGATTTATCTGAAATAAAAATTATTTTAACTAAGCCAAAAAACAATCATCACTTATATACAATAACAGCATACACAGCTCATAAATCAGAAACAAATAACAATTCTCAAAAAACAGCCATAATGGAAAAATCATTTCCTGGTCGGACATGTGCAGTCAGTAGAGATCTTATTCATTGGCTTGGTAAAAAAATCTATATTGAAAATATCGGAGTATTTAAAGTAAATGATTTAATGAATAAACGCTTTAAAAGACGAATTGATATTTGTGCTCCAACAAAGTCATTTGCAAAAATTTTTGGAAAACGAACTAATATTAATGTAGTATTGCTTGAAAAATGAAAGGAAAATTTATGAAAGCTGAAAGACCACAAACACTTAATGGATTTACACGAAAAATCAAAGCAGGTCTTGGTAATGTTTATATTACAATTAATGAGCTTGATAACATTCCATTCGAAGTTTTTGTTTCTACTGGAAAATGTGGTCAAAGTATTATGGCAAAAGCTGAAGTAGTTGGTAGACTTGTCAGTCTTGCCTTGAGAGCAAATGTTCCTATAAATGAAATTATTGCTCAACTTGAAGGTATTGCAGGAGAATATCCAATTCCATATAAAGACGGTGTTATACTTAGTATTCCAGATGCTGTTGGAAAAGTACTTAAAGAAAAATATGGAGAAAATAAAAATGAAAAAGCAATACAACCGCAAAAAGAAAACAAACTTTAGAAACCATACTAAAAACAGATTAAGTGAAAGATATAATGTTATTTTTACTAACCAAGATTTAATAAATATGGTAAATTTAATTCAATCAAGAGAATCAAAAATAATCAAAGCTTTTTCAAATACCAGAACTTTACATAAAATTATTTATAAAGACATTGAAATGATTGTTATTTATAACAAGTACTATAAAGAAATCGCAACAGTTTTTGAAAAGGATATATTATGATAATACCAAAAATTAGTTCTACAACTACCAAAAAAGAGCAGAAAAAAACATTTGACGCTCTTGTAATAGAATGTCCACCAACTGATAATATTAAAACTGCAAAAATTGCTATGGTAGGTGAAGCACCAAGCAATATTGAATTGTTAAAAGGCGAGCCTTTTATTGGTCCTGCTGGAGCACAACTTAATAGAGTTTGTGCTGCTATCAGATTAGCAAGATATCAAATTTATTTGACTAATGCCTGTAAAGCAAAATTACCAAATAATAATTCTGATAAACTTTGGACAATAAAAGGTTATCGACATCCTGATTGGAAAGAATTACAAACTCGCCTGATTGATGAACTTGCAGAATTTGATGGTAAAGTAATAATGTTGCTTGGTGTAACAGCAATGATGTTATTGATTGATACACCACGCTTTAATTCAATAGGCAAATATCGCGGAAGTTTTTATCCTGCCGAAGATTTCCCACATTTAAAAAACAAATTATCCGGAAAAGTAATTGGCTTATCTTATCATCCATCTTTTACAATGGATTACAAACAGCCAGTTCATTTCTATACAATGATTGCTGACTTTAGCAAGGCATTAAAAATTATTGACAAGCCTGAACTTTTGAATAATAATACAGATATCAAAATTCAATCATCATTAGATGAAATTCTAAAATTCTATGCATTAGTAAAAACTAAAGAATATGTAGGATTTGATATTGAAGCTACACCGAAATTCATTACTTGTTTTAGTCTTGCAGTATATCATGAAGACAAAATAATTTCAATGTCAATTCCAATTATGAATAATCAAGGTAATATGTGGTCTGTTGAAGAAGAGATAAAAATTTGGATTGGTTTGGCAGAAATATTAGAAGATCCAAATATCAAAATACTTTGCCAAAATGGAATGTTTGATGTAATGTTTACACTTCGTACAATGAATATTAAAACAGATAATTTCTTCTTTGATACAATGTTAGCGCAGCATAGAGTATATACAGAACTTCCAAAAGGTCTTGATTATTTAACAGCTGCTTATACATATTATCCATACTACAAAGATGAAGGAAAACAATCACATCTTAAAGTTATTAAAGACTGGAAACAGTATTGGAATTATAATGCTAAAGATGCTGCATATCTTTTACCAATTACCGAAGCTTTAATTACAGAATTGGAAGAATTTGAATCTACAAAATCTATGGATTATATGATGAATCTCCATAAACCATTAATGGAAATGGAATTTAATGGGATATTAACTGATAGAAAAGGAATTATAAAAGCTTGTAAAGAATATAACGAAAAAATAATTGTAATACAAAAAGATTTAAATGAATTAGTCAGTAAACAAACTAACAAAAGACTTAAAGAAATTAATCCTAACTCTCCAAAACAAATGATTGCTTATTTTTATGGATTTTGTATGATTAAGCCTTACATTAGCCGAATATCAGGTAATGCTACTTGCGATTCAGTTGCATTACATCGAATAGCCAAGAAAGGAAAGAAAGGAGCTGAAGAAGCTAAACTTGTAATTAAGATACGTAAATATAAGAAATTAGTTTCAACTTATTTTGAAGTACCAATAGATAACGATAATCGTCTTCGATGTAACCATAAAATAACTGGAACCGTATCTGGTAGAATAGCTACTGAACGTACTTATTTTGGCACTGGAACAAATCTTCAAAATCAACCTTATCTCTTTAAATATTATCTTATTTCTGATCCAGATTGGATTTTATGCGAATGTGACCTTGCCAAGGCAGAAGCTCACGTAGTTGCGTATCTTACTCAAGATGCAAATATGATTCAATCATTTGAATCAGGAATTGATGTACATTCATTTAATGCGAGCAAAATATTTAACATACCTATTGAAGATGTTATTAAAGAAGCAAAAGAAAAGAAGATGGATCCAAAAAGTACAATGCGTTTCATGGGTAAAAAAGTTGTCCATGCGAGCAACTATTCAATGGGACCGCAAACCTTTTCAGATAACCTCGCTAAAGAAGAAGTTTTTATGTCACAGTCTGAATGTAAAATACTTCTTCAAAATTATCAGGATCGTTTTCCTGGTCTAAAAAGATGGCATCGTTCAATTGAAGAAGAAGTTCAAAATTCAAGAGTTCTTTATAATTTATTTGGCAGTCCAAGAAGATTTCTTGGTGTTATGGGGCCAGCCTTATTTAGAAATGCTTACAGCTATAAGCCACAATCAACAGTTGCTGAACTTCTAAATCGTGGAATGATTAAAATTGCTAATGATTCCAGGCTTGGCAAAGATGGTTTTGATATTAGATTATTAACAACTGTCCACGATTCAATTCTATTTCAATTCCATAAAAGTAAACTTCCCAACCTGCTTCAAATCTTACTAATAATTGAAGACCATATGACACATACATTTACTTACAAAGGTAGGAGCTTTACCATCGGCTTGGATGCAAAAATTGGTACTCAATGGGCTGGTAAGACAGCAGAAATTAATCCATTTACCCAAGAAGAAATTGATGCATCAATTGAAAAGATTGGATTAGATTAAGGAGACGGAATGTATGAATTTTATAATGGCATAATGGATTGGCTAGGGATGTATTTGTCTACCTTTTATATACAGCTAATTATTATAGTCGTGATTGAACTGTATACATACATCATACTAAGCGGTACAGAGTGGGGAATGGGTAATGTTAAAAGAAAAGATATTATTGCTCCTTTGGACACATCTTAATAGTAAATATTCACCTAAGAACAAACATTCCAAATAATAAATACTATTAATAACTCAGTTAAATCTCATACAAAATAAGGAAATATTATATGGCGCGACAACTCTCCGACTGGCTCGAATATTATATGAAATATACACAGCGTACAGAACCACCAGAATTATATCATTTATGGTCAGGATTAACAGCAATCAGCTCGGCATTACGTCGAAAATGTTTTTGTAATTGGGGCGCACTGAGAGGTCTAATTTATCCCAATGTTTTTGTATCTTTAGTTGGTCCGCCTGGAGGTAGAAAAGGAACTGCTATGAGAATAGCAAAAGATTTCGTACATAAACTTGATGCACCAATGGGGGCAGATTCTTTAGGCTCAACTCAGGCATTATATAGAGAATTAATGGAAAGTGAAGATTCATATGTAGACCCACAAGGAATCACTCGCAAACATAAAAGTCTTTCAGTATGGGCAGAAGAATTTCAAGTATTTTTATCTGATAGAGATCAAATGTTAATACCATCATTAACTGATCTTTTTGATTGTGCTGATGTTTGGAAATATAAAACATTATCCAGAAAAACTGAAGATATATCAAATTGTTGGATTACAATCATTGGAGCAATTACGCCAGATTTATTGCAAGACAAATTAACTCGCATTGCTGTTGGTGGTGGTCTTATATCTCGAATTATTTTTATAGTTGGTTACGGTCCAAAACAGCGAAAAGCACTACAATTTCTAACAGAAGAAGAAGAAGAAATACAACAAAAATTAAAAGATGATTTACAAGAAATTGCAAATTTATCGGGCCAATTTGTCCTATCTAAAGATTTTCTTCGATCTTATGTTCGCTGGTATGAACAAGAATATGATGAATCTGGAGTTCCATCAGATAAATTTCTTGGATATAATCACAGGCGGCCACTTCATATAAATAAAGTTTGTATGTTATTATCAGCATCTGAATCTAATGATATGATTCTTACAGATAAACACTTTGAGAAAGCTTTAGCAGTTATGCAAATAACCGAGCAAGAAATGCCAAATGCATTTTATGGTCTTGGACTGGCAAGTCAAGCAAATGTATATGCAAAAATCTTATCTTTTATTGAAGCTAAAGATTCTTTTGATTGGTCTGAATTATTACGTAATTTTCATCTTGATGTAGAAAACATTACTCAACTTCGTGGATATATTGAAATGGCAGAACAGTCTGGATTAATAACTTGTGAATCTTCTGCCACTACTTGTGTATATACAGCGATTAAAACACCAACTATTATTCATGATCCAACTTATATTGAAAAAACTATTTTTAGGTTGATGGATCGGAATGTGATTAAACAACTGGAATAAGGAGAAAATTTATGGGTGTTGACTGTAATCTTAAAATAAATAATAAATATTTTCAACTTGATAGATGGTATGTTTTTTATTCAATTTTTAAATCAACAAAAATATATACAAAAACTGAGGCATTACTAAAAATTAATAATTTACTAAAAAAAGAAAATCTTGGAAAAGAATATCTTGAAAAAGAAGATATTGAGTATTACTCTTATTGGCTATTAGTAGCAAAGAAAGCAATTGAAAAAGCTAATAAAGATGATAAGATAATATTTTATAATGAAAATGATTTACCAGATGATGGTATAATTAAATTACCATAAGAATCTTTAGTCCTCCAATTGATGCTATAAATTCATTAAATTGATAATTCTTTATTATATTTTGAATCAATATATTATCGTCAAATGAATTATGGCTTAGACATAACTTTTATTAATGATTTTGTTATTAGAGTAAAAGAGTTTTATAATCAAAATACAGCAGGTCATATATTTTTATAAAATTAAAATCGGAATGTGATTAAACAATTGAAAGGAAGAAAATAATATTAACCACAATTAATCAAAGGAGAAAAAAATGACAGATCAAATTGAAAGAAATGATGAAAAAAGAAATGATGAAGAAAGTAAAAAGATTTTATTCTTCGATACTGAGACATCAGATTTCATTAAAAAAGCATTATCAGCTAACGACCCAGAACAGGCATGGTGTGTTCAAATTGGCGCATTGCTTACAGATTTAGAAGGCAATGAAATTGATAAACTCAACGTAATTATTAAAGCCAATGGTAGATCTATGAATCACTATGCTGAAGCAGTTCACGGCATTAGTGTCGAACATGCTGATGAATTTGGCATCGAGGAATTAGAAGCAGCTGAGCAGTTTGGCCTTTTATTGAGACAAGCCAACCTGGTTGTTGGTCATAATTTCGATTTTGATTGGAAATATGCCATGCATCTTCTTGAAAGAAATATGGATAAATTAAGTGACGAAGCCAGATCAGCTTTCTATCTTGATCTGCCAAATTATTGTACTATGAAAGACAAGATAGTTGTAAAATTTTGTGGATTAAAAAATAAAGCCAACAGGCCGAAGTGGCCGAAATTAATTGAGCTTCATTCGATTTTGTTTGATGAAGAGTTTGACGGAGCTCACGATGCATTTGCTGATATTGTAGCTACAGCAAGATGTTATTTTGGATTGATTAAACGAGGTGTTATTGAATCAAAGTTGAATAATAACTAATCGCTGTTCATAAATGAACACCAATTAAAGGAAACTATTCCAGTTATTTTTGATGATATTAATAACTGATAACATAATTATTAACTCAAACAAAGGAGAGAAAAAATGAATAATGAAGAATTTGATATTGAATTAGAAAAATCTATCCTTCGAAGTAAAAAACTTCTAATGAAGAAAAAGTCAGAATATTCAGAAGAATCTGAAAATCGTCTTAACCAGTTTTATCGTGCCGGATCTGCACAAAACATTTATCCAACTGAAGCTCTAATAGGCATGGCTATGAAACATGTAACATCTATAGCTGATATGGTAAAAAATCCTTATAAGTATAATACACGCAAATGGAATGCAAAAATTACAGATCTTCGCAACTATACTTTCCTTCTTGATGCATTAATTAGAGATATGCAAATTGAATAAATATCCATAATTAAAAAAGGGCTATTCAAAATCAATCTGGATAGCCCTTTTTTACTTTTTTATTACCAACCTATTGAAAAAAAGTTCACGGTGCGGTATAAATCACTTTCCGATTCTTAGGACTCGCAGCAGAAGCACCACCAATTCTGATTCCACGGTATACCCACATCCTTCGCGGTTTCCACATCTTATCCTCTTTGCAGGTTTTAATAAGCTGCTTATCCCAAACAAGCCGCCATTCCTGCCCCATTTTTTCCATCCTCATCAATTCAAACCCGCCATCATGCTCAAGAGATCCCCGCATAAATGACTTTAAGAAAGCCTTAAGCAATCTTTGGCCGATAAAGGGAATCCTATTGAAGAAAGCGGCAATGAACTTTGTCGGACCGCTCGGGCCGTCCCACGCATACCCCCACTGAATTTTCAAAGTGCCGTCCGAAGTCAGCATTATAAAACGAGTACCGATAGTTTCCTTTGGATAGATGTCAACATGACCAACGTATGTTTCAGCAAGAATATAGATCCCGCACTTTTTATAATATTTAATGGTTTTCATTATCAGCCTCCCTGATCTGCTTTTTAACTCCGAGGTCAAGTGCTAAGGCTTTCCTTAATGCGAGATTGTTTTTCTTGCGTAAAGCCAAGAATTTTATAATTTTCTTTTTAAGCCTAATGTGCTCCTTCTCCAGCCACTTCAAGTTTTCTATAGCCATGGCGGACCTCCTTAACTAAATACTTAATCAGGACAAATGTTAATAAGATTTGATCTAAATAAATCTAAATCAAAATTCCTTCCAGGGCATGTTTTATTTGCAAACTCTTTGTGGCCTTTTACATTTAAATTAGAAATATTATATATTCTTTGTAACCAATTAACTAATCTAAGTCCAGCAGCCCACATATCTTTAGGTACTTTATCTATATCATAATTTCCAATAAAACAAATTCCAATAGATTTCGAATTCATTCCTATTACATGAGCACCAACTCGATCAGATATTCTACCTGCAATAATTTCATAATGCTTATTAACTAATTCAATTCCCCAATGATAACCTATCGCATTCCAGCCTAATGTTTTAGTATGATACTTGCGAATAGCATCCCAGGAAACTGTTCCACTATCTTTTGTAAGCGAGTGATGAATTATGACATATTTAGGAATCATTAGTTACCTTCCAGCAATATCAAACCAAGCTTTAACCCAAGCAAGTAGAACAGCCCCAGATAAACCTCTATTCCACCAAGTTTGCTTAGCTTTAAGATCATTTGATGTTGTTTCTATTTCACTTAATTTTTGTTTAAAGCCAGCTTTTCCTTGCGTGCCTATTAAACAATGTTCTATATCAGCTACAGTTCCAAATAAACCTTTACTATCTGGAACATCTTTTATACCACAAACAATAGTTGTTAAATCAACAACATTACGAGTAATGCCACCAGTACCATCCAAACCAAATATAACTTTTTTTACTTCTTTTAAATTATTATCTATTTTATCACTAACAATCTGAAAGTCTTTTTTAATTTCTTGTCTATGTTCTTTTATTTGAATATCAACTTTATTAGACATCTTTTCCATAGCAGTAAGAATTTCTCTTTTATCTTCCATTGATATGTCTCCAAAGTTAATGGTTAACTAAAGCAAAGTAGCGTTTTCTTATTTGATTTTGGTGCTCAGTTAATTGACCAATTCTTTTACGAACATTTGTAGTTTGTTCTAGTTTTTTAAGTTTATTAATCAAAGTAGTTACATTATTTACTGATTTTTTAAAATTTTCATAAATTTTCATCTGCTTAAAAGTATCAGGATTGGTATTAAGAAAGAATCTTTTATCTTCTATTTCTTCAAAGTCTTTTTTAAACTTTCTAAATTCTTTTCCTGCTTTACTGAAATCCTGTTCCTCAATAGAAGGTCTATATTCAGTTCCTCGTCCAACACGCCAATATGCTAATTTTCCTATTAAAGGAATAGACTCTAAAAATCTTGATTCTTCTAAAGGATTAACAAACATCTTTTTATTAGTAATATCTTTTCCAAAAGAATTTATAAACTTATATGGCGGAAGAACCATCTGTAAAGCAGCCGTACCAGCACCCTCTCTTCTTGCTTGCATTCTCACATATCTGTTAGCACCACCCATGGTCCAAAGATTTTCAATTACATTATCTGAAAATTTTGTTTCTTTTCCTGACATCCAATCTTTAATCTCATCTGCTCCAGCATTAGCCAGCGCAAGAGCACTGCCAATTACAATTAAATTCCTCATTGCTTCTAACTTCTGATGTGCATCGCCATCTTTAAATTCTCTCCAAACTTCATTACGAAAGACATCAAACTGTTTAATTGTATATGTTTTAAGCATATATAATACTCGTAAATTACCACCTTTAAGATAATACTCTGTCATTTCAGACAATGAAACAGGTTGAAAATCTAACAATCTGGAATATAACAACATTTTTATATTCGCAGAAGGTTTCATAGAAGAATCTTTTTTTAATGCTAATAATTCATTAATAACACTATTAGATTTATTACCAAAAATTGGACGAATCTTTTTTAATAGTTTTTTTCTACCAATTTCTGTACTTGCCTGTCTTTTGTATGTATCAAAAGCATTATTAATAAGCAATTCTTTACCAATTGAATCAATTCTATCAAGCTGTACCAGTTTAAATACCTTAGAAACCAATTTGCTCATAGAATCAAAATCAGAAAATTCTTGCGCAATTCTTTCAATACCTAAATCTTCTTTAGCGATATCAGATTGCTTAAATGCTGCTTTAATTAAGTTCTTACCAATACCACCCCATCTCATAGGATTCCAAACTTCTCCAACATGCATAGCCCAGGCAAGGTCACCAATCTGAGTAATAGCTGAATATGGATTACCCATAATAAGAATATAAGAAATATTCTTATATAATTGAGTTTTGCCAGTTGTACCATGCTCATGAAATCTGGCCTCTAAAATATCACGTAAAGCTTTTTCATCTTTTTTATGCAACTTTCCGTAAATAATTAAATCATTAATATAAGCTCCGATGTTTTCTTTATAGTCAGACTGATTTTTATATTTTTCAAGATCAATATCATAATTTTCAACACGTTTTACTAAATCTTCTATTCTTTTTTCATGGGCTTCAACTAACTTTATTTTGTTATCATCAATCGCAGGTTCACTTTTTTCAAGTGCTACTAATTGCTCAAGCTTAGTTAATTCTGTATTTGCTTTATTTCTTTTTGTTTTTATTTTAGCAATATTTTCTGGCATCTTACCAAAGAATTTTCTTGCTTCGATTTTCTTTGATATATTATAAACATATTGCATTAATGCTGCATCAGCATCCAGATAAAATTCTGCAAACTCTTGAGGAATAGTCTCAAAAACACGCTTTTGAATATTACCTGAACCACCAATTCCAGATGGGTTGCCAATAATAAGATTGCTACTAATATCTGCCGCAGAATCAGGAAAAGCTTCAATAAATTCATTAACATTCATACCTAATTTATTAGCTTTTTCTTTAATAGCTTCTGTAAACACGGCACGATGATTACTTTTTTGGATTGCCTGTAAGAATCCTGCTTGATCTTTAATAATACGTGGCCAATATTCTTCAATATAACCTACATTTAAACCAACAGCTATTGCGTCTTGCCTAATTTTATCTAACAATGTTCTGAGTTTAGTAAGAGATTCTTCAAAATTATATTTTTTAGCAAGCCGTAATACTTTACCTGAATCACCATCTTTACGTGCACGATCCCAAGCAGTTCTATCCTCTTTAGACATTTTTCTTTGATTTGAAATTATTTTTGGATGTGCTAATTCCAATATCGGTTGTGCTGCCTTCAGTATGGGCATAATTCTTTGAGCAATATCAAAATCAAGCCAGCGCATTTTCATTGCTAAATCAGGTAATTCTAAATCTTTAAGCCGAGTAGATATTGGTGTTAACATTTTATTAAGCGTTAATGAAACATCTGTTGTATCCATTCTTGCAGATTGTTTAATCTTTTGGATTAAACTTGCTTTTTCTTGATGCATTTTTGTATATTCTTCATCAGTATGAAGTTGTTCTGGAAGAGGTTCACGAGTTTCAAATTGAGGACTTAATCTATCTTCAGATACTGCTCGCTGTGCTTCTTTCAGCGTTTTGAAAACACCTATTTGTTTCATATTTTCATTATATAAATGGTATCCTGCTTTATTTGAACGGCCTTTTTGAATAGCATACTTTCGCTGTGGTATACCCCATTCATCCATCTTTCCAAATACTTCCCATGTTTCCGTATCTGTCTTTACCCATTGGAGTTCTTTCAGAAGTTCACGAGTTTCAAAAAGAGCATTTCCTATACCGCCTACAAAACCTTCCTCCTTTAACATTTTATCTAAAGTTTCCCATGGAGGAATACTTTTCTTTTCTTCAGCAGACATACTTAATCTTTTCTCAATAAGTCTGGCTTCCATTTCTCCTGGATTTCTGTAGTAATTATTCTTAGCCTGAACTTTAACTGTTGGAAGTTCTACACTCATCAAATCACTTTGAGACAATTTAAATTTATCTTTAAATTGATTTACAAATGGAAGTATTTGTTTATTAAACCATTCTAAATCGCTACCTTGAATATTTCGAGAAAGTTCTTCATCAAGTTTTTGTCTTACTTCAGGATCAACTATTTTTTCACGTAAGACTTCTAACCTTCTTCTAATTTCTAACCCGGACTCAGTTTTAAGAGACGTACCTAAAAAAGCATTAACTTTTGAGTTTATTGCGTGTTGAAGTTCGTGATATAAACTTTCTTTATCTAAGTCTGCAATGAATAAAGTATCAGTATCAGGATCATAATAAGAATTTTTTTCATTAGTCGTTCTTGCTTTAATTTCTTTAGCTTCTGGCATAGCTTTATAAAGTTCAGGATAGTCTAAAACATCAGGAAGTTTTATAGCTCCTTTTTCAAATTGAGATTTAAAAGCAAGTTTGTAGTCATAGAACTTAGCCTTGGATTCATCTATTTCATATCTCCACTTGCCATCTTTCCCAAGCCAGTAACCAGTCTTATCAAAAATTTCTTTATTGCGATAGAGCTTTTTATACTTAAGTCCTCCACCCGATAAGAATGATTTAGTTTGACTGATAAGATCATTAATTACTTTTGGAATTTTATTCATAGGAATTACTGTGAGTTGCGGATCAGTAGCTTCAACAACCCCATCACCAACCGTTCTCTCATAAAGCTTACCACTTTCAGCTTCTCTTGCTAAACCAGTAACATTCTGAAAATCTTGATTCCCACTAACAGTTCTTTGTCCCATTACATAAAGTTGATTAAAAAAGTCAAGCACTTTCTGAATTATCTTGCCAAGTGGAGTATTGCGATATTTTTCTCGGGATGTCATTAATTGAGCAAATGTATTCGCCCTGTTTTCTTTCATCCTCTTTATGGTATCTGGTTTACCTGTCTTATCATTTATTGCAGTACTAAGATCAAACTGAAGTTTATTTGCTTCACGAAGTTTGTTATATTCCTTATTAAGGGCTGCATCATCTTCTTTGGTAATAATTCCCAAGTTGTCAAGAACATGCTTATTTTCATGCCATAAAGTTTTATTATCAGCAAAATCAGCGTCAAGTGTAATTTTAGTACCTATTGTAAGTCCAGGAATTATTCCTTTTTCAGACATCTGACCAGTTTGCATTGCATATTCAACAAAACCTTTACCAGCATCTTTAACATTTTCAATTGTAAAACCTTGCCCATTTTTTAGTCTTACAGATACTTGACCATCCTTATTGATTGTAACATTTTGACCTGGAAATATTTTTTGAATATCAGCAAGCTGTAATCCCTGGCCAGGAGTTTGAGTTTCACGGATTTCAAAAGGTACTTCTATGGAAAATGATGTTCCTGTCCCGTCCCTGACGATCCACTCTGACTTAGGTATGCCCTCCATGGTTCCGGGGGTGCCGGTAAAGCCTGCTCCGGCTTCGCGGGCGTAGATTTCGCCTGCCAAAGATTTATATTTATCTTGTGATGATACAGTTCCGCTAATTAACTCGTCTGCTTGCTCATCAAGTTCTTTCTCTAACCTTTTTATTTCTTTATTTATTGTTGACTTAGGAGCGGTGTCTTCGCCTGTGATAAGGATGCTCCCATTTCTCTCCCCATATTTTGCTAATATCTTCTTGTATTCATCGAGTAATCCAGCCGTAGCATCAACGGCATTCTTTGTGATTGGCATAAAACTTTCAGGACTCCCGCCCCTCGCAAAGCCCTCTATCTCCTGAATGGCGTGGCTGATTTCATGGAGGATAACGCCCTTGAATGACTCCTTATTTGATGGGTCGCCAACCCGAATTAATCCGTTGCGATATGATGCTCCGGTCCCAAGAAGTGGATCGTACTGCACCTCAATATTCGTCAATTCTGGATATGCTTTATACAAATCAGGATGATCTATTAGCTCCCCAAGGGTTCTATTATACCTGTTAGTTTCATCAAACTCGGATTGCATGTCTGATCTGAACTTCTTGTATGCCGTAAACTCTTTTCCTGACATATCAGAGACGCCTGGCCCCCGCCGCCCATATTTTTCTTTTTCTTTCACATTGAAAAACTGCTCCCACGTTTTTGCAATAGGCGGCTTTAGCAGCTTCGCCCCTGAATCATCAATCCTCCAAGCCCACTTCCCTGACGCCTCCCTGACCCACCCCGTTGCCTTGAAAACCTCGGCGTCGGTCTTGCTTTCGGAGTACATCGCTTCTGCTTTGGACAAGTTGCCTGTAGGCGCACCTATGGCATTCACTCCAACAATAGAAAAATTTGGAGTAATCTTTTCCGGAATAACAGCACCAGCTTCTTTAGCTTTAGTAAAAATATCACTCCGTTCAGCTTTTAAAAAATCAAGATGCCCATCCACAGCAAATACTTCTGCTTGATTTCCAGTATAACCATCATTTTTAAGATCAGTCAATAATGTTTTTATCGCTGCCTCATCGGCAGGGTCAAGCTTATGTATTTTCAAACAATTCGCAAGAGGCTTCATTATATAGTCCCCGAAAGTGTAAGTGCTTCTAAAATTTCAAGTATTTCTCGATCTTCTTGACTTATCAATTTAAGATATTTATACTTTTCTGGAAGTGGTTCATCCCACATACTCGAACCGAGATACTCACCACCACCTCCAGCAGAACTACCACCTTGTTGTGCTGGTTGAGGTTTTTGTCCCCATGAGCCAGTTTTCCAAGCATCAGTTTTCCATGCTTTTAATGCCCATGCCCAAAATTGCATTATACTGGTCCCCAAGGATCAGCTTCTATGCCTACGCCTGTGACCGTTATTCCATTTACTTGCTTTACGTTGACATCTTTTACAGGTTCAATGCTTCCATAGGCATATCTTTCTTCTCCAGTAAGATCCGCACTGTCCCAAACTACATAATAGTCAACCGTACTGTCATGGGTAACAAAATTATATTTATAACCACCTTTGGCTATTTCGGTCGCCGCCACACCATTGATAATTACAGAATTATCCGAAGTGTCATAGATATAAATAACCACATTGGCAAGTCCGGTCTTTGGGGAACCGTTCTCCGTAAATGTAGTTTTCAGCATCTTAGCCATCTATTCAGTTCCCTTCGCTTCTTCGTTCTGGGGTCCGATTTCGGCTTGAATCTTATTGAACAATGCTGACAAGGGGCTTTGTGTAATCCATTCCTTGTGTGGCCTGTCAGACAGATAATCAAAAACCGCCTCTAAAAGTCCCGCTGATACTACATAATATTTGGGCATCACTTCTCCTCTTTCGTTAAAGTTACATCTGGGAGTTCCCCCACAAAGTCACCTTCAAGAACCTTCGGTATATCCTTGAAAGTATCCGGACTATCTGAGGCATCTGCCGCATTTAAATCGCCCACAACTTTGTTGAAGTCCACCTTGGCCTTTGTTATTGCGGCCTTTGCATGGCCAAGCCTTTTCACCAGATCATCCCCGGTACAGGTTTCCTCTACGTCTGGTTGTTCCTTTAACTGTACATACATCTCGCGTTCTGCGTCCCAAGTTAGATTTGTCATGGTGCATCCTCCAAATATATGTCATTTAATCAGCGTCTGATAGAAATCCGTCGTCGCTCAACGGTTCCCAAGTGCAATGCCAATCTATCGATCCACTCGCAAGAGCCGCGCTTAATACGACCCTTATGTAGGTAACCAGTCCGTTATCGGCAACAATGTCAATGGGGTTTTTAGGATCCTTAAACGAAGCGTTTTCAGTAACAGCGGGAACACCAGCGGGATTAGCTAAAGCAAGCGGATCACCAGCATGGCTATTGCGAACTAAAACCGCTCCAGAAACCACATTCTGTATTTGCAAGCCGGGGGAATCCGTTATGTCTACACCTGAGTCAGACCATAACTGAAGGTAAATAGTGCTTGACGTACCTGGTATTACAGTTTCCACCATTCCCCAGATATCACTTATTCTAACACCCCCAGTTACTTTAAATATGTTATATGTGGTATCTAACCCTGCAAAAGTAGTTGTATTGTGTTTGACATCATCATAATGGAAATCAGACCAGACATTTCCGTGGTCTTCGTCAACCCACCTTCCATCATCATGCCCTGTCGAGCAGTTGAGGAGTGTCCAGTTTTTGGAGCCTGTCAATATCGCATATCCAGCCCCTTCATGGCCTTCCGATGTGCAGTTTATTAAGGTTCCAGTATCAGCCCCACCGTTTATCTGATATCCTGTGGTTGCTGAGTTCCCAACCGTTTTACATTCATTGAGTCGGCCTTGTTGCCCCTGAATATCATAAGCTATCGAGATCGGATACCCAACCGCGTAATCATTAACCACTGTTCCTGAACCGGTCACGCAAAGCCCAACAATACCGCCTATGATTTTCCCGTCTGAGATTCGGCATTCATCCCCTGAAACCACCATGCCCGTAGCTCCTGATGCGGGGGTCAGCTTGTGATCGCCTACAACTCTGCATGAGGCGCCTGATATGGTAAGTGCCGTGCCGGACGCAGGGTTAATAATGACTCCGATTTCAAACCATAGCTCGGCAGCATTGTTGGTTACATCGATCCCCGTCTCGGTATAGGTTCCCGCTTTGACATTAAGGGAATCCCCGTCAGACATAGCGGCTATTCCAGCCCCAATGGACGCAAAGGCAACGTCAGGGCGTTTGCCGCTATTGGCATCGGACCCATTGTTTTTGTCCACATACCAGATATCCCCACCGAACTTTGGGATATGGGAGGTCCGGTCAATGAAACTTGCCGAAACAAAGACGGGGATGAGGATCAATAAGGCTGCAATTATTATTCTTTTTATCATATTTACCACCAGAATTCTACGCTATCAAAATAAAGGTTAATGGTGTCACCGTCTGTTAGAACAAGGTCAGATGCACCCCATATCGTTTCCGCGCCATTGGGAGTTAATGTGATATCGTTCCCAGATGATCCGCAATTAGATACTCTGTAATTCGTTCCGTCAACTCCTGCCGGTAAATTCACAAGGTAAGCTCCGCCGTCTGAATCAGCTAAGACAATATGATGAGTGGCGTCAAGGGTAGTAACCCCTGTGATTCTGGTGGTATTCGCCACCCTGCCGCTTGTCGTGGTGAGTTTGGCGTGGGCCACATTGTCAGTCGTCAAAAGGCTCTGGTCAACCTGGATAACCGTGCCGTCAAAGAGTTGCCATGCAGGGCCAATATTCCCCCCGCCTAAATCCTTCGCCCAATGGCTGAATTGTCCTGCAATGTTACTTGTCGGGTCAACGCCCGTTGCCATGACAAGGCCCTTGGCTAAAGATGTAGGATTTACAGTCGCACCTATTAGGAGGTTTCCATCCAACAGACGCATGGTTTCAACAAAACCTGTCGTGTCATATAGCGCATTACCCCCAGGCCCAAAGCGTAATGCCTTGGCTTGCTTCCAATACAATGCAGGGCCGTAAGTATCAGACGCATAGAAGGATAAAAAATCTGTTGTACTGGCTACCCCAACCTGACCCGCTTCACTATCCCCACGAACATCAAAAGGCAGAAGCGGAGAATCTGTGTTAAGCCCGATATGTCCCCCACCAGCTTTAATTGCAAATCTGGTTCCTTTATCTGTGCCATTGTAATATTCTTTGAGGTTAAAATCTCCAGTGTTATCCTCTTCCAGCGTGTAATAAAAAGTTGCACTATAACCAATTCTTAAATTGTTTGCCGTGGTTCTGACAATATGCACTGGTTGGGTATGGCTAACAGTACCATCACCTGCAATAGCGATAGCTCCAGGGGTGGTAACCGATCCAATGTTTCCAGCATCGGGGATTATTAGGTTTTGATTAAACGAAACCGGCCCAGTCGTATCAAAGGCAAACGCCCCGCCGTTCGAGTTTACTCTATCGAGTTCAAGGGTATGCCCATCGTGCCTATGGTCTGTGGCAGAAGCACCTATATCGCCTAATATCTGCGCCGCAGTTCGGGACACGACAACACCAGCGTTGGATACCAGTATATTCCCGGCTACCCCTGCGGCGATATTGCCAAGGGTCACATTCCCGCTGGCATCTTCAAGGGTCTGGGAGTTCTGAGCAACTTGGCCCGTTATACCATCAAACCGAATAAAGGCATTAGCAGTCGAGGATGATGGACCACGGATGCCTCTTAGAATTTGCTTGGCAAGCTCACTCATTCAATTACCGCCTCAAAGATAAAAATAAAAATTGTTTTTAAATATTCCATCACTTATCATCCCAATTAAAATCATATCTAATAGCAATACCATCATTATTTCTAACTGGGATTACACTTTTGAGAGTTTTATTTTTAACAGGATCAACTTTTAAATTTTTATTCTCCATTGAAGATATTAAATTAGAAACCATTTTTAATGTTTCATCTGGAATGTTATTTGAAGATTCTACAGCTTTTTTAAGTGAAGTAACAGCATAGATTATACTTTTCATTAAATCTTCTATAGAAACAGTTTTCTTAGAAGGATCTATTTGTGCTTTCGTTTCTTTTATTTTAGCCAATTTAATTTCTTTGACTGACATAACATCTGTAAGTTTTCTTTGCTTCATTTTATTTCATCCCAGTTACGCAATTTAAAAGTTCTTCAATAGAACTTATTTGTCCATCATTTTCTATATAAGCATCATGTGCATCTATATCTACAGAATCATTTTCTGTCTTACCAGCCACAGATATAGGCATATTGATAGTAGTATTTTTAAGAGCTTCTATTTGTTCAGGCGAATATTCATCAATTTTTGGCACTTTCGGTGTTTCAGGAATAGCTATTCCACGCTTAACAAGCTCCCTGTCGGAGACACTACTCCCGTCCTCAAGCTCATAAATAGGAACAGGCTTGCCAGTCAAGGTGTCAAAGTACTTGAACGTAGCCTTCGGCGGAGCTTTGGCATTTTCACGGGTTTCAAACTGAACATCACCTATTTCTGCATCATAAGTAGCTTGTTGATCACGTTGCTGTTCTAATTGCTTTTCATTTTCTAATTGCTGTTCACTTTTGAACGTACTTGGTTCGCCTTCTGTCTTGGCGCGTTCTTCCGCAAGAACTTCTTGCCTATAAGTTTCTTTATCAAAAATGACATTTGGCTCTACCTTACCGCCAAGTCTTTCAGTTGCTTTATCAATAAAAGTAGGGTCTTGTTGACCTAATATATGAGATTCAGGAGTTTCAATTAATGTAGAACTAACTCCTTCATTAATAAGTTTTTCTCTATTAAGAAGTGTGCGCTGCTGAAAATCACGAATTAATTTATCAATTTGAAATTTTTCTTCTGGTGTTTTTGCTAATGATTTAAGTTCTGCGATTTTTTGATTATGTCTTTCATCAAGTTCTTGTTCAGCAGGCCACCAAAGACTGTCAATTTGCTGCTGTCTTTCTTGCCCAGCTAAATCAATAGAATCAGGAATAAACTTTTGGGCTAAATGTAACTGATCTCTTTCATAAACTTTCCATTCTTCATCAATTGCTTGTTGAATTTCTTGAGAGCGTTTAATTTCTGAGGATTCTTTAATTTTCTTAATTCTTTTTTGTCGATTTATTTCTGCCTGTTTTTGATCTTTTATTGCCTGCTGTTCTCGATTCCAAACAAGTTCTTCTTTAGAATCTGCGGCTGGTATTTTAGTTTTTTTACGATCACCAAGCCAGTCTTTAAACATGGTTTGGTCCATTTTAGTAATATTGCCAAGACCTTTCCAACCTGGATCATAGTTGTTGAGATATAACTCTTTAGCAGCTTCTTCAGAATTAACTCCCATAATTACTTTGTGTTCATCAAATTTACCAGTTTGTGGATCTATTTGGTCAACAATATAAACACGCGGACTTACTGTTGTGCCTGGCTTAATAAATACATCAACTTGATCACCATCTTTTCCCTCAGTTCTGGCAAAATATCCATAATGACCAGCCATTTGAGTAGACCAGCTTTCTCCATCTTGATCTACTCCAGATCTAAAAGAGCCGGCAGGATTTTCAATTTTAATATCTAAATTATTTACTTTAATCGGAGCTTTTTTATAATTACCAGCTTCTTTTTGTTTGTCACTTGGATTAATATTAACATCTTCTTTATTTATTTGATCATCAACATTTTCAAGACCAACTTCTTTCATTAGACGCTTTTGCAGCTTTGTTGACAAGTCAAGTTTTTTATTTAAATTAGCAGTGACTTCTTCAACAGTTGTACCATAATCTTTAGTTCGACCAAGCACTGCTTGAGGATCATTTAACCAATTTTTAATAGCATCTACATCTTGACCTATTTGAATAATTGATGCATTAATATTTTCTGACCCATTAGAAATGATGTTTTCAGCACGTTGATTTATTAACTTATCATCTTTTTGTGTCTGCTGCTTTTCAACTGCTTGAACAAAAGCATTTGCACCGCCACCCATTGCAACACCAGCCAACAATCCAGTTGCACCAGCCTTGCCTAAACCTTCATCTAATGGTTTGCCAAGCGCTGCATTAGACCAAACCTGCTCTTGAATAGATTGTGGTAATTCTTCTAAAACGCCTTCAGTAAAACCACCTTCAAGAATTCTTCGTGCAATACCTTTATTGGATTTTTCAGCAAATTTACCTTTTGCAAGTAATGTATCAATATCACCGATCTTGTATTTTTGTGCAATTCTACCACTAATAGCTCCAATAACACTGGTAATGGCACCAGAAGCAAGATTTTTAGCAATTTGTCCAGCAGTTAATGTACCAGTTTCAGTTTGTTGGCGTGTCTGTTCTGCTCCCATTCCAGCAGATACAGCACCTTCACCAATTGCACCAGCAATATATGGAGCAGCAACCATGCCAGTTTTTAACAAACCTTTTGCAATAGCAGTGCCACCAAACATAGATGGAAGTGATTCAAGAACTGTATGTACAATTGTACTTGGATTTTCAATAGATGTAGCTAATGTATCTAAAAAGCCGTCAGCTTCGCTAACTTTTCTAAAAGCTTCTTTTTGCGGATCAGAATATAAACTACCAAGCATCCTATGTGTTTCTTTAGGATCATATCCAAGATATTCTAAACCTTTGCCAGCATAACCACCAGAAACAAGATCAGCTAAACCAACAGCAGTTTCACCAACACCAATAATGCTTTTAGCTGCAGTTACACCAACATCACCTACATAATCAGAAAAACTTCGATCAGTTGATCTTGGATCTATGCCAGGATTAACAATATTCAATCCTGAAGCTGATTGAGTAGTATCTTCATCCCATTTTATTCCAGCTTGCACTGGTTGTTCATTATTCCAAGTAATAGGCATATTTATTTACCATAAAAATACTGTCCAGTAGGTTGGCGTACATTATTTCGATTCCAATTATAGAGCAAATCTACATTTTCAGTTGGAGAAACATTAGATTGAATCATTCTTGGATCAAAAGCAGGTCCTTTATTAACAGGATTTTGATTAGTGAGTTGTGCTAATGGAGTTGGCACTGGAGCTGGCACTGGATTCTGCTTTGTTTGATTATTAATTATATTTCCATCTTCATCTCGCTCATTACCATCTTCATCAATAATCCTACCATCTTCTAAACGCTCTACTTTTTTTCCATCAGAAGCAGTTCCCAGAGTCTTTTTATTTGATGTAATTGACTGCCTTACTATTGAGGATACAGTATAATCATCTTCTTCACGAGTAAAATTAACATCTAAATTAAATGCCTTTGCATCTGCTTTAAGTTGTTGTGCTTTCTGTTCTGTTAAAGTTGGACCTGATATCATTCCTTGATATTCTATAAGCCCATGTTTTCCCAGTAAATTTTCTATATTTATTTGACTTTCTTCAGCTCGTTTGCGGTCTTCTGCAGCATTTTTTCTTAGCTCAAGACTTTCTTGTGCTATTCTTTCTTGATAAGTTGGTTGTCTTGTAGATGCTCTTACTTCTGCTCTATCTTCTGCGTCTATCTTATACTGATTCGCTATTAAGCCATCCAAATCCTTTTGAGCCTGGGCAATGCCTTGTTGAGCTTGCCTTAAAAATACAGGATTTTTTTCAAGATATGGCGCAGCTTGATTAAGTATTTTTCGTTTGTTCAGAAGTTCCCGTTTAGTCATGCCAATGGGATCATCTTTATATCTTTTAAGTTCAGCCTCATACGCCTTCATTTTACTTTCAGGCAATCCGCCTGCAGCTATTCTGTCCTCAAGTAGCCTACGAGGACTTGAATTCATTACAATAATCGACTGAAGAGCTTTCATGTGGGGAGCAACAATCTTATCAGATAGCATCTGTCCTGTGTCATTTCTTAATACGTTGCCCTTTATGGGATCAAAATGGACTCCATATCCAAGAGCCGAAGACAGCCCGTCATTACCTTCCATGATTCTCTTTGCCTGAAATTCAGCTTCGGGAATGCTATTCGTTTTACCAATCCGCATAGTAAATGGAGCGTTCTCTTTAGTCTCACGGATACCCTTCACTCTTTCCATTTCATCAATAATCGCAGTATCCTTAGTGTTTTGTAATTCTCGACTTTCTTGAGCAAATGCATCATTCCTGTCCAACATGTCAAGCCTACGATTCTGATAATCAATGTCCATTCGCTTTTCAGCAAGGGAATTCAATCTGCCTCGATGCGATCCTATCTGTTCCGTGAGTCCCCTTAGTGCATTTGCTATTGGCATTTTAATCTCCTAAATCCATAATGATTCGTATATAAGGTTTTCCATTTGTATTTGTGAAATAACCGATAATCGTCCAACCTGTTTTTAAAGATGTTACAATCGCCCGTTTATTTTCTGTCTCTACCTGACCCAATAAGAATCGAATCCCACTATCTTTCATGTTTTTCCAAACTTGTTTAGCGAATTTGTATGAGAAATTCTTTTTGCTTTTTGCTGTCCTTTGAATATAGAAAGTCCGAGCGTCATGGAAATACCCTGAGATAAAGCCCTTGTATTCATCGCCATCATAAACCAGATAGACAATGGCCGGAACATGGTACGGGTCTGGAGGAAAAGCCCTGTCATGGAGAATCCGATATTTCTCTCTGATATCGCTTATATTATATTTTTCGATTCTCATTTGCCGCCTGCGCCACCAGCACCGCCATCTTGACCTGGGGCAGAATAACCGACACTTGGTCCTGCCTCAAAACTCATACCGCCACCATCTCCACTGCCGCCGCCCTCTCCCCATGATGAATAATTATTGCCGGAGTTGCCATACCCTTCGGCCCCGATCTCGCCCACCGCGTTCCCGTCAGCATCAAAGCCTGGAGAACCGATTGCAAGATCCCATCCGGGCGTCTGAGGTTCAGCATCAATGGAGCCCTTTGGAGCAGGTACTGGAGCCGGGGGAGTGTTATAGGCGTATAGGCCATTAACGCCTGGGCCTTCATTATTTCCAAAATTAGCAGATTCTGCCGACGCCATTGCATCTGCATCGTAAGACGCTGTTATACCTTCGCCTTCGCCTATCTGTCCCAAAGAATGTCCCAGTCTTCCCAGTCCAAGACCAGTTGAAATTAAATTTGCAAGCCCAGAAGCAGGTCCCAACATCATTGGGCCTATCCCTTTCCCTACTGCAAGCATGGCTTCCGTGGGAGATAGGCCCTTTCCGCCTTGGTTGGTAGGTCCGGTAAGGCTGGAATCAGATCCTGAATAGGCATCTAACCCCGCCATGCCACCACCATCACCATTATACATTTCAGGTGTACTTGCAGGCTTTAAAGAAGCAAGGCTCTGCGCTTGTTGTGGTTTCACGTTCAACGCTGCAATCTGTTTATCTAAATCGGCTAACTTGCTTGTTGTGTCAGATTCAAGCTGTGCCAATCGAGGGTCTGCACCAGGAATACTTGCAGGGTTTACAATATTATTCAAGCCAAGCCCTGCCTCTGCTACTCTACTGCGTAATCCTCTTATCTTGGGTATCTGATATGCTGTTCTTCCTGATAATGAAAACGGCATTTTTTATCCCCTATTTACTTACCATAAACCAATAATGTCATCAATTATACTTCCAGCAAAACTACCAGAAGTCAAAGCCTGTGTACCAAGTCCTGCAGCTAATGCACCACCATATTGAACCATTGGTTTTTGCTTTCTGAGAGCGTATGCAGTTCCTGCCCCCGCTAAAGCACCCGCCCCAAGAGATCCTGCAGAATATTGCCCTGCCCCTGGTCCTATTTTATTATAATCCTTCAATAATCCCAGTCCCTGCATTCCAAGTCCTGCGGCACTTATTCCAGCTGATATGTTTCCCTGGGTTTCAGTAAGCTCCTGTCTTTTTCTTTCAAGCTCGGCCTGTTTTCCAGCAATCGCTTCATTAGACTTCAGAGACGCAGCTGACAATACCCTGTTCAATTCGTTTTCACTTGAGGATATTCTTTCGCTTGATTCTCTATTAAGTTTGGCAAGGTCGGCTGTTTGTTCCAGTCCCCTGTTTTGAAGAGCTGCTTCTTCTGCAGCTTGCTTATTTGCGTTCTTTATGGCGTAAAGAGCCGGAAGTCGAGTAGCCGATTCTGAAATCAAATCACTCATATACAGAGACGGTTTTCTCTTGCCATATCTCAAAGCTGATTGTCCTAATAGTGACATTGTGTTCTCCTATTATCTCGGTGGTGCAGCATAATTATTAATAGGTGCATTATAATCATTAATAGGTCTATATCTGAGTCTCTTTAATGATTCAAGTTCTTCCTTTTCCTTCATGTTTATGAGAGCCTGCAAAGGAACTCCAGCTCCTGATATTAATGCTGATGGAAGCACTTGAGATTTGTCATATTCAAACGCAGCTCTTTTCAAATCAAGCCTACCATCATCAATTCCTTGCCTTGATTCTATTCCTGCAAGGCCGGTTTCTCTGCGGGTCAAGTCTGATGCTTTCGACATGCTTTCTCGTGATGCAATATTGGCCTTACTCGTATCCCCTGTCAAGGCTAATCTCTTTTCTTCCCGAGCAAGAAGAGCATTTCCACGTTCTTTATCAGCGCCGTGTTTAGCCAAGGTAATGTATTTGTCCATCTGTAATCCAGCATCTTTAGTCAAAAGACTTGATACAAGATTTGCATAATTGTCACCCTCACCCATTATGCGCTGTATTTTCTTCTGTGTTCTTGAATCATTTGAATTAAAATTAAATGCTGTCATTTTCTATCCTCCCTCATATAGCCTTTGTTTTCTTGATAGCCCCATCCTAAAGGCTGAAATCCATTTGTCGTTTCGTCCGTGTCAATAGAAAACTTCAGTCTATGCCAATATCCTCTTAAATTCAGAGGATTAGTCTGTCGTCTGGAAACATATGATCCGTCACTTATGTTGACAGCCATAATAGATGTTCCACTCTCAGATGTGTCCTTATAATGCGTTATTTGAACCGTAGCATCTTCTGTCGCAACTCTGTTTGACAACCTAATCCTTCTCAATACAGTTTCGTTCCAGGCATTATTATCTAAGTAGAAATCTCCAGTTTCCACAGTCTGAGTAATGGCAGTTCCTATCCAACTCGTACCACTTTCCAGCCTGACCATATACCCGGTATCTATTCCGCCATAAACATATTGATTTCCCTTCGTATCTATAACAGGAATCGCTATCTGGATATTTTCCGCATCACCTGTTGACTTGGTAAACCACTTTGCGAAAGAGAAATTATAAACGAACCATAAATCACCCACCCTAAGATTCCATTCAGTATATATTGGATCATACCATGCAAAAGCATTTTCAATATTATCAGATCCAACATAATTAGAATCATTTTGATCAAAATATGAATTAATTCCACGTAATGGTTTAGGGAATGAACCATCAAAAATATAAGGCCCAGATGGAGATAACCATACCAGAATATTTCTTTCTGGCTGTCCTTCCGACATAACGAATCCTATTTCAATAGATGTAAGGGTAAACGGCGCTGGACATCCTAAATCATCAGATATTTTATGCACCGTAAATCTACTGGAACTTTCAGGATCGGGATTAGTGCCCAATATAGTATAAAGCTCAGACCTCTTGAATACTACAAGCTGACTGTAAATCTGACTGCCAAATCTATTAAAGACAGACTTTGCGGTAATTATTTCTTCAGCACCACCAACAAATAGGGATTGCCTCATATTGTCACTTGAATCCCTGCCATTCCATACCTCTGGTGCATTCACGGAGGAAAAGTCAATCCTGTTTGGAGTATTGCCTTTTAAATAGCCAAATAGAAACACCCTATTTAAATGCAGAGCTGAAAACTTAAAATTATACAATTTGTATGGTGCTGTAATACCATAAATCCTATCTATTATTACAGCGTCTTCTGAAGCGTCTGTTCCACCTAAAGTTCCACCATAACTTATCTTGTAAAAATACCCAAACTGCCCGAACTTGTACTGCGTGTATTCATCTTCATGCGCCGGAGGATGCCATGATAATGCACCAGATTGACCTAATGGCGTGACCCCTGTAATATCTGCCGTATTATCATACGTTACCCCTGAAGCAGTATATGATGTTCCGTCCCAGTACGCAATAGTAGTATTAGGTCCAAAAGCGTTAGTGTTTCCTGATAACATTTCAAAATATAAAGCCTGAAGCCTATCTTCAAAACCGACTATTATATGATCTGTAGATTTTAGATTTCCAACTTCAGCACCTATTGGAAACAGGTCACTTGAACCTTCATTCACCTCAAGGGTAAAGTCCTTATACTCCCCACTCCTACTTACCTGAAACGCTATAGAAGTTCTATTTACTTGATCCCATAAATCTACTAAATCCTGCCATGGAGTCGCTAATTTTACATTATAAATAACTGCCGAACCAGCCGAAAGCTGGCCTACGTACCAATATAAAACCTGGCCCAAAAGGTATTTTGGTTTTGAAGTCTCTACCGTAGATGGAAAAGATACCTGCCCGTCAGCGGAAAGTCCTGCCGTACCGTCCGTTTCCGCCAACTCAACCCAGGTGGTTCCGCTCGTCCCTCTCCACTCTGAGAATTTTACAAAGGCTCCAGCCGTAGCATTTACTGATTGATTATAGAAACTTACACCAGAAATGGGTCTTGTAGCTCCAACCAGAAAATAAGCGGTTCCTCCAGAAGCATCAATCGTAACTCTTTCAAGGGATGTGTCGTATTCATTATTTACTTGTGCTGTAAAGTCTTTAGGGGATGTAATGTATTCTGTAATGCCAGAAGAGGACAGAATGAACGTTCCAACTCTGGTTTCATTCCCGCCCCATATTTGAGATTCCACACCATTGGAGTAAATCACATGCCCCATTGGAGCATCAGAAAACCGTGCCCTTGGAGTGCTATATGTCAAAACTTGCGCTACTGAAATAGATCCAAATGTCGTTTTATGAGTCGTTCCAGTTGAAGATGCTACCGTGGCGAACTTAGTTTTGTGTGCAGTTCCAGTTGTGGAATTTATGCTTCCAAATTTTGTGTTATGACCATAAGTCCCTGTAAATATCCCAAATGATATATCTGAATGTATTTCAGTAGTGTCAAAATTCCCTTGATCCGGTATCGCTGTTTGATTGTCGTAAACTTTACTTTGCGTACCATCATAATTATAAAACTGCATTAAAACATGGGATTCACTCGGATAATCCTTATTGAAATGGAACCCGGCCCTCGGTAAGTAATTATTAATATTATTGATCGTAGTGTTTATATAGGAGTAACCATTTACACCCTCTAAGCCTTTTTCGATAGGTCTTAAATTCGTTTGGGTTTTATAACCATTAAGTCCTATCAGTTCAGACTTGACATCCGGCAACCACATCTTGTCGAACTGGAAATATGAATTACTCAGAACTTCAGGTTGAACCCTTGTGGCCTGTTGTGCATTGACGGCAAGGAAGGCCCCCAAAACGAGCGTAATTATAATAATCGGTATCCATCGGGTTTTCACTTAGTCACCCCGGATTCAACTTTTTCAATAATCCCGAATATTGTTTTTTTATCCTTTTTAGCTTCCAGGTCGGTCTTTAACTTCGGCCTAAACCCATCTTTTTCCGTCCTGATCTCTGACGGACTGGCTTGATATGTTACGCTACCGGTTTTTAACAGGGCATCAATGGCGGCTTGGTCCCCCTCGACCAATACAAGTAAATCAGTGCCTTTTTCAAATCGCTTCAAAACCTGCACTTTTGAGAAATCAGGCTTTACCCTACCATCCGATTTAAACGGATCAATACCGGGCCGGTTTCTCATGCCCGTTACAGAGGATAATGCGCGACCATTTCGAGGATCATAAAACCCCCTTGAAATCAATTTGAATTTAATCCAGGCTTCCATGGCTCTCCCTATGTAGTGATCGGACAAGTATTAGACGCAGCAACAAAGTAAAGGTTCCCTGGTAAATAACGATTCGCAATTTGACCTATGGTCGGTGTTGTCCCACTTCCAAAATTGTCATAAAGAGTTGCAAACGTGAGCAACTTGCCCGCATCGAAATCCCCTATTGCAGTGGGTTTAGTGCCTACTGTCCACCCGGCATAGGTAGTGACTCCATCACAAAATAAGCAGGCATAAATAATGCTTCCGGTTGTGATATTGTCCGTAGATGCCTGTAGCTCAAACGCGTTTTCAACGTCCTCCAACTGGACATTGAACTTATCAGACCTTACATCTATTTGAACCGTGCAGTTTACACCACCGATTGTATAAGTAAACGTATCCCGATCATCATACCCGGCCCCGACATTGATCTTCATGCAAAAGAAATACTTCGTCTGGCCCTTAAAGATACTGTCAAACCAATTTGTAGTCATTGTCCCATAATCACTCGTTCCATCCAGCAACCTGGACGGCGGGGAGCCTGTGGCCCCTGGCATACCGGGGGCGTTTCCTGCAGTAGTACAGACCAAATCAACGCCCGAGACTATCCCCTGGCCTGCTTCGTCGCCTCCGTCCACTGCGTTTTCAAGGAGCATTATGAAGTGGTCCGTCACGTCTTCAGTCGTTTCATCCCAATCGGCCCAGGATGGTGAACTGACCCCTCCGCCACTGCTTACGACCGCTGGCAATATCCGCCACCCTCGGGCATCATTGACAGCCCCCATGCCGAGGCAGGCTATTCCGGCATATCCACCAATCTGGAAACAGGATTTCAAAAACTCTCTTCGGGTTTTATCGTTCACTTTATTGCATCCTTAAGAATTTATTTTGACCCCACGGAAGGAGATCCACTTTCGTAAACAATCCAAAATCCATCGGCTGGAGAAATAAGGCTTATCCCCTCCCCTGTTGTACCACTTGTGCTACTACTACTCAGGTAATAATAACTTGTTCCAGCACCCGTCCCCGCTGCGAAAGAAGAATAATTAAGTATTTTATCAGCGGCATTTATCTGAAACCATAAGGTGGAACCGCTTATCATATCGTTAACAAGATAAGCGATTACGCTATCCCCTTTAGTCGCGGCGGCGGCTATGCAAGTGACTTCAGAAGAAGCATACATATTCGTAACAATACCGCCACGTTGGGACACTCCTGATAGAGTTACCGTACCCGTTCTAACGTCAGTCGGGGGTATTTTTCCTGAAAGATATCCCGTTACTGCCGCATTGCCTTCAATTTCGATTGCGTCAATGTATATTTTGGCAAGTTCCCATGCCGTTACTCCAGCACCGATATCATCAGGTAGAATAATATCAGGTGGATCCTCGAGAGGGTCACTAAATACAGCCATATAAAAATACAGTCTTGACGTACCTGACTCCGCAACAATGGCTGTATCTTTAGGTCCAATACTAACCCCACTTACCGCACCATCAAGGGAATTAGCACCACTTCCAGATAATGATGTAGCATACCAAACAGTAGCTGAATCATCATCATCTCCGGCAAAAGATAGTGCGGAAAATAATAACAGACATATTAAAACCAACGTACCTACACCTATTCTTCCACCTATAGTCCAGATTTTCATTACTAAAACCTCTTAATAAGATTTATTTATTTTCTTTTATAATACTAGTTATAGCATTATTAATGCTTTCTAAATATTTATTATACATATTTGAAGACTCCATTTTATCCCTATCAAATGCTTTATATGTTACATAATAAATAAGTGCTTGATTATATTTAGCTGATAATGGAATTTCTTCTGTAATAGCAATTGTAGTTGGCTTGGCTACATAGAAAACAATTACTTTAGGTCCTCCAGTAACACCAGATAAAGTTGGAAAAATAATAAGATTACTACCAACATTGCTTTCATACCAAAAAGTTGGATACTCTTCCATTCCTTGTGTAAGATTCATAGAAGTTGCTTTTCTTAGACCAGTCCAAAGATCATCAGAATTAACATAAACTACATCTATAGTCTCTAAATACGCAGTAGCTCCAGATATGTCATATTGATAAGTATCAGCAATAAGACTTATTTCGTATGATCCTTGTAAACATTTACTGCGAGAAGCAATATCAAGAATTCCCTGATTAACCCAGTTAAGCATATCAGCGTCAGTATAAAAAGTATCACTAACTGCATTAATGTCATATCTAATACGATCAATAATAGTCTGTGCAGTTGTTCCAGATGTATATTGTGACTCAGCAAGAGCATTAGAAGCAAATAAAAAGATAAAGAGAATAGATAAAAAATATTTCATTTTTATCGTTTTCATTATGCATTCTCCGAAATAAGATTTATATTACGCTGATTGTAAGGAATATAAAGTTCTAATGCCTTCAAAGCAACAGAAAATAATTTTTGATGAATATCCATCATTCGATTACTTGTGCTTATAATAACTTCCCTATTTGTTTCGTGAATAATATCTTCTTTATTAATTAGCTTGCCAATATTCCAAACAGCATAATTACCTAAAAGACTTTCTTGTAAATGACTTGGAATTCCATTCGGAGTATTAGCATCATCACTCATATCAGTTGGCACTTTGTAATAGTGTATTGTAATTTCTGTAACAGTTGTAGGAATTCCTTGGTAATAAAAATTTCCACCAAACTCACAACATTCAACTACTGTACCTGATTTATCCAATAATGGATATGTTTCAGCAAGAGACATAAATGTCTCAGCGATGTTAATTTCATTTCCTTCAGATAATGCTGCAAACTGAAGATTGCGTTGAAAATTGGTAGGCATTGCAACATAGGCTGCAGTAATGGAAGTATCAACCGTACCAATAGTAAACAAATCAGGCAATGGTGGTGTTAACCAATCACCTAAAGCAGATGGTATTCCACCAGCAATTTCAAGCTGACCCTGATTTAATAGACCACCAATCAAATGACTGTACTTATTATCCTGGACAATACTTTTTACATATGATTGAAGTTCTTTATATGTAGCCATTATAAATCATCCCCAGTAACATAAGTAGCAGGAGTTAAAAAGTATCCATCTGTTGTAGCAGTAGCTGTAGGAGTTACTTCAAAAGTTTCATCATCAACAGGTCCGCCAGCAGTAAGATCAATCATTCCATAAGAAGTTTCTTTTCGCAAGACTGGCACAGACTGCTTTTCACCAAGCGGCTTAGGTGGTGAGAATTGTTCATGTTTAGGTTCCCAACAAGTGTCAGCACAAACAAACCAACCATCCCAAGTCATTCTGCATTCACTTGCAAGTCGTGCAAAACCACAACGGTCACAAATAACCTTATAATCACCAGGTTTATATGGCATAATTTATTCCTATTAATATATTACAAGAGTTGCTTTGAGAGTATTGAATTGAGTCATTCCAGAAACTACGCCAAGCTTTAAATATTTAGCAGTTTCTGGAGTAAATGCCTGAACAACAGGTGTTGCTCCTGATAAAGCAATAGGGCCACAAAATGCAGTAACTCCAGAACCAGCCCAAAGAGCATCATCGTCTTTGTTACTTACAGTGTAGACAAGATAATAAGTAGCTCCAGAACCATTGCCAGAAGTTATTGTTGTGTTATTTTGATCTGATAATGCAAGATCAACATCATATACTTGGACTGAAAATACTTTGTGTTCTGGCCTTACTGCTAAAACATCAATAGTAGTTGAAAACCAAGATACTCCACTATATGAAACTGATTGATTTAATGCAGTAGTAGTACCAGAAATACTTAACGTACCAACATAATCTCCAGCCATTACAGATGTTGTTATGATTAAAATACTTAAAATACAAAAAAGCTTAAATATGTATTTCATAATAAATCTCCTAAAAGAATCTATCAGGACCAGAGAAAAAGCACATCTTCCAACAAGACGTGAGAAAAACTCCGATCCTAATAGACACAACCACCATACATGGATTTAAGGTTAAGGAAGATCCCTATCAACCATCTGAGCGGATACCGCAGAATTATAAAACAATCTCCATGTACCCGTCTCGCCGTAGGCATCAATGCCTCTGCTGCCGGTAATTTTAGTCACCGTGACCACGCTTGAGCCGGAAGATACCATACCAGTCATGTTTTGCATTGGCGTAACTGCCGAACCGGGACCAATTATGGTAGTGCCTGTAAGAGGCGCAGGCCAAACATAAACCGTTGATGACCCAGATCCACCTGCCAATGACCCCGTAGTGGACCACACTATCGTGACAGTCTGCATATCATTTGCAGCTGTAGCAAGTGGTAAATGAGCAGTAACTCCAGACCAGCCTTGAATTTGGGTTACACCAGTGCCGGTCGTCGATGCAGATTCATATATCTTCTGGCAGTCTACAAAGTATGTCTTGCCAGCTTCAGTCTGAAAATAAGAATCACCTGAAGCTGCGCCAGCAGCCCACGTTGATAGGTCAGAAATAGCGTCAATTACAACGATACTTCCAGGCCCGCCAGACAAAACAGGATTACCAGACGGTGCTTGAATCGTGTAAACATCACCTGTCTCAGACACTCTAAATTTTGTACTTTCATCCTTGTCAGTAAGCCTCAAAAGATCCCTGTCGGATGCAGCATCATCAGTTGTTGCCTTTACCTCCAAAGAACTATGTCGTGTATAATCTCCCGCAAAAGCAGGAGAACACAACATAAAAAGAGCTAAAATAATAAAAATAAGAAGTCGTTTCATTTTAGTTTACTCCTTTAACTGATTGTCCCCGCATAACGAGAGGACAACCAATTTAAGTTAATGTAATTATAATTGACGTTCATTTATGAACACCAATTTATGCTGCCCCAGGAGATCCAAGAATAGTCCTTGGATCAGACCAACCAAAACTGCCCCGAAAAGTAGCTTTAAATTTAGCGTTTTCAGTATCGAAATCCTGCTCTGTACCAAAAGAATCTGCCCGACGCTCCATATATTTTAAGCCATCAGGACAATTAGTTTTAATAAACCAAGCATCAGTGTCAGTAAGATAATGATTTACTGCAATGCCCTGCGGAAACTTCTTGGAAGCTCGAAGCGCATTAACATCATTATTTGCAGTACCAGACTGGCCAATAGATTCCAAAATACGAAAAGCGTCAAACTCCAAATCCGGTGGAAGAATCAATTTCTGCGGCATAATTGCAATTGTAAGACCACGATCAGTTGTAAATCCAGCAATGTCGATACATGCCTGCTCCAAAGCAGCCTCACTAATATCGGCAGCAGTCTCAAGTTCATTACGCCAAGTACCGCCAGATTTATTCGGATGATCATCAGCACATAATTCAATACCATCAGAATTAGCGCCCATCGTATAAGAGCTATTAAAAGCTCTATTGAGAATATTAGCACCAAGAATTTCTTTAGTCTGCCGGACCGAAAAAGCAAGTGCATTAGCCCTACGAAGTGCAATAGTAACAGCAATACCATCCTCATACATTTCACGAGTAATAATAAAGCCAAGTCCGTAAGTAACATGCACATACCTGTTAACAAAACCCTGCTCTTGAGAGTCATAAGCGATGCCACCACCCTCAGTCTTAATAGCAGCAAGACCAAAGCCAGTAACACCAACCTCCTCTTCAAAAGCCCGACCCGATTTCATAATTTCAAAGATATCCTTGTATTCCATTGGATACTCTTTGTACTTCTGACCAAACCAGGTCTTTACACCTGGCACCAAATCTTTTGCAAAATTACTGGTTGGGATAACGCCCATTAGATATCCTCCATAATCGGTTTGCCGATTTTAATTAAAATTAAACACCAACAACAGTCACCTGCTCACGATATACATGCTCTGCCAGCAACACTTCCCATTTACAATGCGTTCCAAGAGCATTATCAGGCCGATTAACTGCACGAAGAATTCTAAGGTTTCCATCAGAGCCAGTATCACTAGAATCAAGTTCCATAGCACTTAAACCAGTTGTAGTAGATCCAGAACCAACAACAAAATTCGCAGCCAGCCCAACCATGTCGGCATCAATATTATTATCGTCACTATCTTCCTGGACTTCAAAAATCACAAACGGATCATCAACAACTGCTACATACATCGCAACATTAGCGAGCCTATATTTCATGCTAAGATTGTCTGGATTAAACATAGCCTCCGGCTGAAGTCCAAAACCAATAACTACACCGATATTATCAGTATCTCCAGCAGCGGCCTGAGTTACAGTAGGATACATTCCAAGTGTATCAGCAGATCCAGCAAGATTAACTACATCACCAATAAAAAGTGCAGTACCATCACTAACATAATAAATATTAAATTTCCCATTCCAGGGACCGCTAAACAAATGCTTAACAGGTTTTAATCCCGAAGGACGATCAAGATTTGCCATAATTTTTTACCTCACTAAAATAAAAAGATTATTAAAATTGCACTGCTCCATGAAGACCATCTTTTCCAGGCTCTCCAGAATTTCTTCTAATCTCATTTTCGACAGCAGTAATTTTATCCTGAGCTACTTTTTTATCTGCAATGTGATATTTCTCAGGAAGCTCCATTAGAACTGCTCGAGTACCACCACCAACAGAAGTTTCTACAATGCTGCCGAGTTTATCAGATTTTCCGATTTTAGGATCACCTACTTGGATGTCTCCTTCGACGATTGAATAGCCAGCCTCTTTAAAACGCTGAACTCTATCGCCAATATCATTAACAAATCGGCGCACGAATCCGGGCCTTTTCGGTGCAGTTAAGATGTTCCGTGTGCCTAACGGGATTCGCTTCCTTGATTGTTCACTGTTGTTATTCTCTGTAACTTTTTTATCCTCAGTCATTTTGTAGCTCCCTTAAGTTGTATTGCTAAAATTATTTTAAGAATTTTTATTTAATTGGTTTTTTAGACATCTTTTTTTCAGTAATCTTTTCAAGTTTCTTTTCAGGCACCTTTTCAGGCTTTTTAATAGGTTTTCTCATAATAACTGTACGTTGATTTATTCCAGTTCTAACTTCTTGTTCAACAACTGAAAAACCAGCTTTCTTAAGTTTATTAATACGAATAAGTGTTTTTTCTGTCTGTTTGTTTGAATACAAATCAACTACATTATTAATAATTCGATAGTCATAACCAGGGTCTTTATTAAAATTTCGTATAGGCATATTATTACTCCTGCAGTTTTGCGATATCTTTAATATAAGCTTCTTCCGACATTATTCCAGATTTTACAAATTGATTCATAATTGATAACTGATCTGAAGTAAGCTCAGCTTTTGTAAATGTTGATTTATTATTGCCTGAATTTGTAGGCGATTCAACTGGGCTTTTAGGGCCAATTGGTTTAGTAGTCGTTTCTTCGGTTGTAGTTTTCGATGTATTAGCTTCAAATTTTTCAGGAAAAACTTCAGCCACTTTATTTCTAACTATTTTATAAAGTCGATCTAAAGGAGCACCCTGATATTGTTGCGCTATCGTTTCAGCGTATTGTGCCATTTCTTGATCATTCAAATACCATTGATTGTCTTTAATCCATTCACCATAAACTGGATTTTCTGAAGGTTCAGATTTTGTATTCTCTTTAGGCGCAACAAGACTTTTTGTAATATTTTCAATCTGTTTTTCAATTGCATCGACTTTTTCAACATCGGCTGATTCAACAGCAGTGCGTTTCTCCTTTGTAAGTGTTTCTATTTCGGCCTGCATACGTTGCACATCAGCTTTATAAACTCTCTCATTATGATCTTTTAAAGATTCAACAGTTCCCTGCATATTTGAAAGCTGGCCTTTGAGTTCTTTATTATGATCTCGCATTGTTTCTTGAATTTCACGAGATTTCAAAATATACGTGGAAGCATCAACTTTATCAGCACCTTCATAATCTGGATTCCAACCAATTTGAGTTGCCAGATCTGTGATAGATACTTCTGGTTTTAAAGCAGGCTCAGTCGGTGTTTCCTTAACAGCTGGTGTTTCCTTAACAACTGGTGATTCTTCCTTAAGTGTTTCTTTAGCCTGATCTGATACTTCAGAAAGATTAGTTTCAAGTTCCTCAGCAGTTTGTTTTTCTGCTGGAATAGTCTCAGCCAAGATATCATCTACAAATTCCTCAGTCATAATAGCTCCTTTTAAGAAAGTAATATAGCTAAAAGATCGTTATCGTTAAGTAGTATATAAGCAACATCATCTTTACCAGTTAAAGTAACACCAGCATAGCGAGCATAACTTACATGATCACCGATCATGGCCCAAGGAGATCCATCATCAATATCTTTCCATGCTGATGGACCAATATCAATAAGAATTCCTAAAGTTGCTGCTGCCTGATCTTGGTCCCTGGTTGTTTCTGGTAAAATAATTCCACCAGATGTCTTTTCTTCGACTTTATCTGGAAGAACTAAGATGTGTCCACCTGTTGGTTCTATACCACTTTTATTAATCTCTTGCATGATTACCTCCTTAAATAAAGTTATTATATGCCAGTACTCTGACCCTGCTCTTCAGTAGTATCCTCATCCTCGTCCTCATAAGCAATGTTTAATAATTGGTCAAGACCTTCAATTTGACCATACAACTTATTTGTAAGGCCATGCGTAATATCTGCTGATTCTCCAATTGTTAAACCCTTTGAAAAATTATCCAACAAATCTTTTTTAGCTATTTCTATTTCTGCAAAAACTTCTCTTGTTACTGGATGTGTTTTCCATTCGAGAAACATTTCTTTTGTAATCATGATTAATTATTCCCCTTGATTATTAGTCTCTAAACCATACTCTCTTTTCATCGTACTTTCTGTTACTCCATCTGGAGCTTTACCAATACTTTGTTGAGTTCTACCAAGTTGAATTTGATTCAAAGCTGTTGCGCCGTCAATTGCAAGCTTTCTTTCGTCATTAACTATACCAGCACCAGTTTTTTGTTGACCAGAATACTCACTTTCAATTTTGGCATAATTAAGAGCAGTTTCTGATTGCATTTTTTCTATCTTTGCCTTAAGTTCTTCAAGCTCGATTTGAATTTTTTCTAATCCAAGCTGTTCTGCTGGATTTTCTTGATTTTCGTCAGGTATTATTTTTTCAATATCAGTAACATCTAATGCAAGTAAGTAACGCCTATTAATTTCTTGATCATTCAAACCTTGGCCACGTAATTCAAGCATGGCTTTTGCTTTCATTAGACGTTGCATCATAGTTGTACTATTTGGATTTGCAACAGGAATAACATCAAAATCATTTGTTGCAAAGTCTGCCTGAATATCAGCTGCATCATCATCTAATACAAGACTATAAGTCATCTGATCAAGATACAAAGCATTCAATCTACGCAGTTTAGAGAATTCTTTGTATTGAGAACGATATAATCTTTTATGGATAGCAGAATAAACTTGCATACCTTGTTCAATTAAGGCAAGAACACTTTCAGCAGGAACATTTGCACCAGGTGAAACTCCAGCTAAGATTTCTGTCAAGCCAGCAAGCTCTTTTCCTGCATCAATTAAAAGTCCTAACAAAGCAAATAATGTCTGGGAAGGCTCACGAATAGGCATTGGAAAAACATTTTTCTTTAAATCATCACCAGTAACATCAACATGTTTCCATTCACCAGCCTTGAGCTGAATTGATTTGCCTCTACCAAGACGAAGACCTCTACCAAGAAAGCCACTTTGCCTATTTGAAAGTGTGCCTGCATCAAGGAGTTGATTTATGATTGTGTTTATAGAAGAATTGGTACTCATTAACAATGAGCCAAAACCCATACCATAAAAACCACCATCAATTGACGGCATAAAAACATATTTAGTAAAATAATGTTCAGGAATTATTTTGATTATTTGCCCATCTGGATTGGCAGAACCATCTTCATTTGGTTTTCGAATAATTCCATCTGTTGCAAATCTAGGCGCAATTCTAACAAGTTTTTGAGATTCTTCATGGACAGTAACAATATAAGGCTCTTGATACCCATCATTATCAAGATCATACCAGCGATGCTGCTCTAAAAATAAGTGTGGTGTTTCTTCATCAGTATCGCTGGTTTTATCTGAAGTAGCTTCACCAAGTTCTGCAATATCAAACTCGGAAAATACTCCAGAATTGATACGCTCTATAATTTCATTATGATATAAATTTATACGATGAGTAGCTCTTGGAGCTCTTTCTAAAGATTCAGCAAAATAATTTACAACCAAATCATCAGCGAAAACTATTTCAGATTTGTTACGCCTGTCAATACTGTCAAAATAACTCTTTTTGAAAACACATCCGATAGCAGGTAATGTAAAAAGAAGTTGATCAACACCTTCTTCCCAATCAGGCATTTCATTGAGTACTTGAAATGACATAAAATCGCAAATGCGATTGGCTCTGGCAAGTTTAGTTCCTTCTGAATCTTTGCCAACCACCTTGCTTTTAACAACTTGATCGTTTTTAATTAATTCTGGATATGCTCTGGCAGCGAATTGAATGCATGCATTAATGATTAAAGGAAATTTAACATTTGCAACAATTTCGCCAGCATAAGTTTTCTTCTGGACTAATAATTTTGCAAGATCAATGATTTGTTTATTGAGGTCTTCCCAATCTTTTCGACTTGCCAGATCGATTTTATAACCTTCGAGGACTTTTGTTGTCAAAGTGGCAATAGTATTCTGATCTTGTTTTGGCGCTATGTTGGCAACCAGAACTGCTGCTTCAGCTCGCAATACTTCTTTCTCAACAGCTTGAAGAAATCCATCATCTGGCGCAGCCTGTTCAGTTAGAATATCATCAACAGGCTCTTCCATTGCGAATACTGGACGCTGCCCTTCATTAGGCTCGTTCAAAATGCTTTCTTCATCTAATCCTGTTGTTGGATCTATTGGCATTTAATCCCTTATTTAGCTTTATTAAAAATATTATATAAATATATTGGATACCATTCTTTAAATTTATCTAATGATAATTTTCTTAAATAAATTTTAAATAATTCTTCAGTAATGGAATTAAAATAATCTAAATTAAATATTTTTTCAAGAGTACAAATAACATAACAATTAGTAACAGCAATTATTATATGATTATCAGTCTTTTCACCATTAAGAAATTCTTCTTTATATTGAAATACATCGCCAAAAAACATAATTAATACCTCATAAGTAGCGCACTTTGTGTATTGGATCTATTGGCATCTGCCATCCTCGATCATTTCACGTGTCGCAATAAGTTGTTGCTTACCAAAAGCTCTTATACATGAACTAATATCATAAATTACTCTTCTAACCCCTGTAGGAAATTTATACCACTTTCTAATTCTAAAATAAAAACAGAGATTTTTTATTCTTTTACCAGTTTGATATCTATCAGTTTCAAAGTCATAATAAAATGAATAACGAAATATCCAAATAGGAATTATTAAAGAAAAACATATAAATGAATTTTCATTTTCCTTCCAATTTAAACCTAAATAATTAGGTTCACCTTCTTTTACTTTACGTATAAACATCTAATCTTCCTTTGAAACATTCCAATATTGCTTATAATTTTTACTAAACCAGGCAGCATCTTCAGGCGTATCAAAACGAATAAAATTATTGTTTTTCTTTGCATTATCAATAGCGTTTTTAGAATCTAATCGTTTCATTTTATTACTTTGTTTATCATAAATAACTGTTGGATAAACATAATCCCCGTCATCAAAATTAGACCAAGCCATTGAATGAGTAGAAAAAGTACCGTCTTTATTATTTAATACTGGATATTTATCTTTTTCTAATATTCGTTTTACAAAAGGCTTTTGCCTATTTTCAAGTAATATAGGAACCAATTTATTAAAATCTTCATTTACTTTTGGCATCTAATCTTCCTTTGAAGCATTCTAATATTTTTATATCTTACTAAACCTATCACTAAATAAACCATGGAACAATTATAATAACATCCCAAATGACACCATCAACAAACTCTTCAGCCTCCTGCTCTGTCATTGCACGAGGACCATTCATGTCCACCGGTAAATTCCACACAGCACAGGAGTTTAGTAAAAACATCATAGACAAAATCAATATTATGTGTTTTATTTTTGGTTTTGGCATAGTTTTAAGTTAAATTACATTAAATTAAATTACAGTAAAGGTAGCGCACTTCGTGCGAATGTTAATATCCAGTAATTAAATTAGCTTCATGATGTAAATAAGATTCAGATTCTTCCCAAGCCAGATGCTCCCAAAAAGGTTTAGCAATTGCACGATCCAAACCAGACATAATCATATACCTGGTATCGTCCATCAAATGATCGTTTTCTTTCACAATTTTGCCATTTTCATCTCTGCGATATAGACGAAACTCAGCAAGCCAATTTACCAAGCTGCCGAATACTTTTAGTTTGTTTGTGCTTAACATTTGCCAGACTTTATATATACCAGCCTCAACAGATTTATTAGCATTTGCAATATCAAGACCACAATCGAGATAAATATTAAAAAGCTGTTTGCCATCTTCTTGAGAACGGCCATGCGCAGCAGAATCAATCACACCAGGAATCCATACGCCCCTGGCTTTAATTCCTTCAGCATGAATTACTGGTTCAGCTTGACCTTGATAATATTCCGAATAAAGAAAAGTAATTTGAGATGTTGGATCAGTAGCGCTCCACAAACAGGCAGTCTTTTTCCATCCTACATCAAGCGCGTAGCAGCGTAGCCAATGATCTGGAATAGGAAAATCAGTTACAATAATATTAGACTCTTGGATTGGGAAAATAGCGCCAGAACCGAGCTGAGGAATTCCTTTAGATCTGGCATCACGTTGATGTGGAGGTAAGGCCGCAAATAATCTATCTTTCTGCGGCTTGGTTAAGTGTGGAGCATCATCCCATGTCGCCATGATTAGGACTTTGCTGCCAGCATGATTTTCTTTAATTTGCCCGCCAGGCAGAAATTGCATAACGGTATCAGTAAGTCCTTCAAGCGGCGTGAATGTAAGTAGGATCAAACCATTTGTTGTCATTGTTCTGGTTATACATTCTGTATATATAGACAGGGGGCACTCCTCGTCCAGCCAGATCAGATCTTGCTCTGTACCTTCGAATGATTTTCGTCCTTCTGCATAGGACTTTATTTTAATTCGAGAAATGCCCCCTGATATGTGGCGAACCAAAATGGTATCAACTGCGTTTGGTACACCGCCCGCCTTTGGAGTAGTTTTTAATATATACTTTTCCGGAATCAGGCCAGTACCAGCAGCTTCAGGAGGCCCAATAAGTTTTAATTGTACAATATCTCTGGCAGTTGTGCTTGTTGTGCCTGCTGCCCAGGTTGATACTGGTCTATCAAATTTATATCCAGGCCACCAGTCTGGATATCTTCCAGTTGCATGCAATACAGTTTCGTAAGCACCAATACCTTCAGAATTATGTGTGACAATACCATTTTCAATAATAAAAGTATGTTCTGGATGACTGACTTCAATACAAGTACATTCATCCCAATCAAATTGTTCGATAGAATAAATTGGACGGCCCAAAGAATTTTTAGGTATCTTATATCGTTTTGCTTTTCTAACTAATCTAAAAGGACAAAAATTAAGTCTTACTGTAATTTATAAGCTAATTTTCCTTTTATTTTAATTCCTTGCTCATTTTTATAA